GTGCTCGATTAATGATATTAAAATACCATACTGTATATTTGTTAGATAAGTACATTGCTGATGCTCCTTGTAAGCGTTAGAGTCTATGGGTACGCCAATACCGCGATAGACATTTTTATTGACTTTTTATTTATCTGTGTTAAACTATGTATATGACTAATAAAATTGGCTTTGCTTGTAAATGGATCGATCATGCCGGACAGGTCGATGGTATCAAATCAACCGACGACTGTAAAAAGTACAATACTGGTACTACTACAGTCGCTTGGTTAAATAGACAGTCACGATCGATTGCCGAAGATAAACTGTGGTCTTTGATGAAACAGAATATTGAAGCAACTCGTCGACTCGTGCAACGAGTAGGAGAGTTAGATGAGCATCTTAGAATGGTGCGTATTAGCAGCGATATTCTTCCTGTCTATACACATGATAACTACAAGTATTTTTGGCATCAAGCAGATGTTAAAGATTATGCAGCAAGGACTTTTGCGGAAGTCGGACGTATTGCCCGCGATCGTAATGTACGGTTGTCTTTTCATCCTGGGCAGTTTTGTGTTATGGCAAGTGATAATCCGGACATTGTTAATCGCTCTATTGAGGAATTTGAGTATCATGTAGACATGGCTCGCTGGATGGGCTTTGGTCGACAATTTCAAGATATGAAGATTAATGTTCATATCTCCGGTAGACAAGGCCCTAACGGTATTCGTGCTGCCTACAAGAAACTTACACCCGAAGCACGCAACTGCTTAACTATCGAAAACGAGGAGAACTCACATGGACTCGATACTTGTCTTCAGCTTGCTGACATTTTGCCTATTGTGCTCGATATACATCACCATTGGATTCATTCTGGAGAGTATATACAACCCAACGACGACCGAGTTGCACGGGTTATTGACTCTTGGCGCGGTAATCGGCCAACTTGTCATTATAGTGTTAGCCGTGAGAATGTGGTGGTTGCCCATTGCCCAAACACTCTTCCAAACTTTACTCAACTTTTAGAGACCGGACATAAGAAGCAACACCTTCGCGCACATTCAGACTTCTATTGGAACAATGCTGTCAACCAGTGGGCTTTGAGCTTTATCGATCAGTTCGATATCATGTGCGAAGCAAAGGCTAAGAATCTAGCAAGTAAAAAACTATACGAGCAATGGGCGCAAAAGTAACTGCAATGGCAAACTATTTCTTCCCCTATGAGATTGATAGGATATGGTGGGAGAAGACTTTACATTTTTGTTTAAGGCCAAGAAGATGTTTTTTCAGTCATAAACTCTTATGGTTTAAGAAATGTTATACCGGTACAATGTTTGTAAGATATGCAGATGATCTTTTAACAACTACTGTATATGTTGAAAAACATCAATTTCTCATTCATGTATTATCAAAATAAAAGGGCAATTAAGCCCTTTTATTTTACTTTGATTTAGCAGGACGTCCGCGTTTCTTCGGTTCCGTCTTTACAACTTTAAGTGAAGGTTTTTCTCTTTTTGTTGTTGTTTTCTTTGCTACAGTCTTTTTAGGTAAAGAAGATTTTGGCGCTTTCTTTTCAACTACTTGAACTTTTTCGGCTTCTGTCACTAACTCCGGTGACGGTGCCCATACATCTTTATTATCTAGACCTAACAATTTTTTTAAGAATGCTAACATATGTTATTCTCCATTGTAGGTTATTTATAGTTGGTCTAGTGTTTTAAGGCTCGAAACTGGCATGTCCCAAATATGTCTGCGTTCAACTCCCTTCTCTTGTGCAAATCTTTTTGAATCGCAACAATTGCATACATGATAAACATTGTTGTTTATTCTTTTTGGATTCATTGATCCTCTTTCTCGTTTAAATTCTATTCCGCATTTGTCGCATCGAATGATTAAAATTGTTTGATGACGGTAGTAAGAATGCGTCTTTCCTAACTTACTAGGTCTTTGATATTCTTTCTTGAGATACTCTGTTCTAATTATCATAATTTATTTACGTTAAGATTATAAAAATTTTCTGATAAATACCCTATACAACTAATTATGGTTAAATTTTTGGAGTTTAATAAGATATGTCAAAGCAAATAATTGATATCGGCGTTCAAGGAAATGACGGAACTGGTGATAGTATTCGTGAATCGTTTAGAAAAGTAAACGAAAATTTTAACGAAATATATGCAGTATTCGGAGTAGAAGGAACAATTGCATTTACGTCACTATCTGATGCATCGTCGTACGAAGCTAATCAAATTATTATGGCTAGTACTGTTGGGGATCGATTAACTGCAAGAGATCTTATTGCAGGAACCGGAGTTACTATTGATAAAACTAACAATGATTCGGTAACTATTAATGCCGACATTAGCAACATATCTCCGGTATTAAACTCTCCAATGAACGCAAACGGATTTGGTATAGGTCGATTACCTGAACCAAGTCAAACTGTTGTCGACGCATTTAATGCAACATATCCACAAACAACTACTAGTATCGACCAGCTAGCAATTAACAAAGGATATGCAGATAGAAGATATCTTCGAGTATCATCTACAGGACAAATTGACGGAGCATTACGTGTTCGCGAGGAACCTACGTATCCCGATCTTAATGATGCCGATTACGATTCGACTTTAACAGGAAACTACTTAGCATCAGAAGCTGTTCAAAGGAGAGATGTAGTATATCGCGGCGGCGATACATTGACTGGTCCATTATACCTAAGCGATCATCCAAGTCCATTTGAAGGATTTGGAACACCAAACGGTGCATCTGATCTGCAAGCAGCAAGTAAATTTTATGTTGATAATAATACCTATTCTAGTTCTGTAAACTTATTTGTATCATCGACACAAGGAGACGATTTACAACAAAAGAGTCCAACAGGTAAAGAAGGGCGTTACTGGCAATATGCATATAAAACTGTAGGTGCTGCTGCATTACAAGCAGAGAATCTTATTAACTTAGCATCACAGGAACCAGGCCCTTACAGACAACGTATTACATACACTATCGGTCCAGATCAAACATTCTCAACTATTCAGAGTGTAACCCTTAATGGCGGTAATAAGAATGTTGAAGGATACCAAGATGCATTTGACTTATTACAAGCAAATAGAGACTTTATTCAATCAGAAACTATTGCATATATTAATAAGAAATATGTCAACAAGTTTTCATATAGTAAAGCAAAATGCCAACGAGATGTCCAATTAATATTAGATGCAATTGCTTACGATTTAGTACTCGATACAACATATAATTCAACCTTAGCTGGATCTTTATACTTTAATGGAACTTCATCTAAAGTTATATCTGGACAGTTAGTTCAAACTATCGAAGCTATTAAATTTGTTCGTGATAGAATTGTTAATTTCTCGTATGACAATCCGGAACTATTGTCTTTTATGGAGGATCTAGTTAATGCTATATCTTATGACATTATCTTCCAATCAAATTATCAAAGTGTTCAAACAGCATTAAATTTTGCTGATTACGGAACCGACTTAAGTGAAGAAGAAATTAGCGATGTTATTGTTAATTTTGGTGATACACTTTTAGGAGTAGTAGCAAAGCCAACTATTTCTAGTGCTCGAGTAGTAACTCCGATTAGCGGAAGTACTGGATCAACAACTATTACTGTAGAAAATAATACAGGTCTTGTTGTAGGAATGAATGTATCCGGCACAAATATTAATACATTAGCAGTAATTACAGGAATCGTTGGTACCGAAATTACCTTAAGTTTACCAAATACAGGAACTGTTAGCGGACTTGGAACATTTGGAACAAATGCTATTACAGTTTCAACTATTTTAAATATTGCAGAAGATCAATTTGTGTCAGGTTATGGGATTACTTTAAATTCACAAGTTGTAAGTATTGAAGGTTCTATTGTAATACTAAACTTTACAACTACCGCGGATGTATCTGGAATCGGAGAATTCAGTATTCCTTCTGTGTTAAACGGCACAATTCTAGCCATCGATTCCGTTAAAGCAAACATAGCTACTATTGTTGATATTATTCAAAACGGTACTGTTCCTGACATTTTGTTCCCATCATTATCCGGAACTTTAGAAGGACAAGAGTCGGCTAAAGAATTATTATTGAATAATGTTAAATTTTTACAATCTGAAATTATTGCATATCTATCAGCAGAATACCCTACAGTAACGTTTAATAAGACTACATTTAAAAGAGATATTGAATATATAGTTTGGAGTTTAATCTATGACTTTATGTACGATGGTAACACTCAAAGTATTGTCACTGGATCAAGATATTGGAATAACGGTATACGACAAATAGAAGAATATCAAGTTGAAGCTACTATAAGTGCGGTTGAATATCTAAACACATTGGCTCAAAGTGTAATTATTAACGAATCTCCTGCTACTTTATACCAGCAAAGCGTTCGTCAATATAGAAACGAAACATATAGTTTTGGAAACATAGTAAGCACTTCTATTTCTGATAATATAGATGTTATAAAGAATTTAATTGATACCAATACTCTCCCGTCTATTGATGTTCCTAATGCAGCAGCAGCACCTACTTTGCTTAATGATATACGCCTTGATATTCTCGGGAATATGATCGATTACAAAACCGATGCAACTGCTTACATTATCGATAACTTCCCGGTTATTAACGATCCGGTAATACTACAAAAAATTACCGATCTATTTCAAATTGTAATTGATTTACTATCAGAAGGAATCGAATATCGTGTTCTTCCGATATACAACAGTCCAACAGGATTACCGATTGGATATGAACATGCTGTAACACTCTTATTAAACAATTTAGATTTCATTGCAGACGAAACTGCCGGATGGATTCAAAATGAAATCGATAATGCAGATACCGGATCGATATGGGACGGATTTACATACAACGAAGATAAGTGTAAAAGAGACATCAAATACATGGTTGAAGCCGCGTGTTATGACTTTACATATGGCGGTGATTCAGCAGGAATTTTTGCAGGTCAACAGTATCGACTAGGGGGAGTTATATTAATTCCGGATCAAGAAGAAAATACTGTTGACGCAATTACATATGCACAATCAGTTGCATCGTTAGTATTAACTAATAATTCTCCGTCGTACATTTATTCTAGTACTCCTCAATATACAAATATAAGTTTAGACGGGTCTGTTGCTAGTTCTCAACTTAATGCAACATTTAATATCATTAAAACTATTATTAACGATAATCCAGAATTATCTATAGTATATCCAGATTTAACAGATTATGATTTAAATCTGATTCTTGTAAGGGACATTATACTTGATAATAAACTGTTAGTTGCAAACGACACATTAGAATTCCTTGATTCAACCTTTACCGGAGGGTTTAACTACGACGAAGCAATATGCTCTCGAGATGTTGGATTACTAGTCGATGCAGTCAGTATTGATATTATTACAAACGGGAATTATCAATCTATTAATGCAGGAAAAAGTTATTACAGAAATGCTAGTGCAAAAGCAATTGCTATCGGTACACAATACAAAGAAACATTAGATGGCATTACATATGTTAAGACATTGATGGCTCAAGTATTAACTCAAGAAACTGCAACTCGAAATCAGACATTAGTTCCTCAAGTACTCGATCCGACAAAAGAAGCATCAGCGGCATCAATATTAGACGCCGACACAAACATCGATTATGTAATTAGTATTATCCAGTCTGGATTTGGAGTTGCTCCTACTCCTACATTTGGGTCAGGCATTTGGGAAGTAGTTATTGATAACGGAAGCAACGGATACGTTGATCAAGGTGCGCCAACTAACACTGACATTATTCCGGCAAAGGTAATTGTCGGAGTAGGTACAAGTTCTATTGCAGCATCAAATGCTTACGCAACTATTGTAAAATACGTTCCGGGAGAAGGAGGTTCAGGCCCGACCGATCTTATTCAAGTAAGATTAACAAAACCTGGATTCTTTAAAGTAGGCGAGCAATTAGAATTTGGTGAAACAGTACAAGATCTAAATGTTACAATTTTTGTTGAAAGCGGAGTATACTATGAAGATTACCCGATTCGATTATCTGCAAATTGTTCTCTCAAAGGAGATGACTTCCGTCGTGTAATTATTCGTCCAAGAGATAGAATTTCTCAATCCCCATGGCGTAAGATTTTCTTCTATCGAGATTCTATTATCGATGCTATGGAATTAGGTCTTATTGATTATAATACAGATTATTCAGTAGATAACAGCATTACAATTTCCGGAATCACTTCTGAAATTGTAATTACTCTACAAGGCGGAACACAAGCTCCTGCAAGCTGGATTGGCAAAGTTTTAATGGACGATTATCAAGTTTCTCCAGGAGACTTTAGCAAGAGAGGAAAGGCTATTATTGACTCAGTTAGTGGTAACATTATGAACTGTTCAGTGATATATCCTTTCCAATCATCTGAACTCACTTTAGCTAGCGGAGATTGGCATCTTTATAGTTCAATCAACTACGGACGTCATTACTTAACCGATCCGTTAGATTCCACATCTACTGCTAAGAATAACAAGGAAATAGATGCATTTTTATGTAATGATGCAACTCGAATTAACAACATAACTTTCCAAGGCCATGGCGGGTTTGCAATGGTTCTTGATCCAGAAGGACAAATTAAAACTAAATCTCCGTATGGTCAAGTATGTTCGAGTTTCTCTCAAAGTAATAACAGAAAGAGATTTGCAGGAGGACAATTTGTTGACGGATTTACAGGAAGACTATTCGGTAATATCACTGCTGTAGAATACGATGCTATTACTAGATTCGATATTGATAATCTTTCTGGCGGTACCGGGTATATTCCAACTTCCGGATCTTACACATATGACGATGTTCCTTTATACGGCATTCAAGTAACTGCTACTGCTACTGCTTCGGTTACAAATCTTGTTACTCTAAGTTCAGTAGTAGGATTATCTCTCAATAGTGCAATTACATTTAGCGGAACTGTATTTGGTGGAATTGAAAGCGGAACAGTATATTTTATTAAGACATTCGGATTGAGTAATACTATTACAATTAGTCAATCATATGACGGTGATACTGTTGAACTTCTAACATCTGCAGGGTCTATGACTGCGGTAATAGGCGGATTATCTGCTACTGCCGATATTACTGTCACAAACGGATCTGTTACAAATGTTATATTAAATCAAGGTGGATACCGTTATCAAGCTGACGATTTATTAAAAGCTCTTAATACTGATTTATCTATTACTAAGACAGTATCGATTACTAACGATAGCGATAATAAGATTACATTAAATTCTGTACAAAACTTATCAGTAAATAATCCTATCAAATTTACTGGTACTGTATTCGGCGGAGTTGTTGTTGATACTACTTATTATATTAAAACGATCGACACTACTGTTAATAAGATTACAATTAGCGAAATATTAGGAGGATCAGAATTTGATGTAACAAGTGCTACTGGCTCTATGACTGCTAATATCGGAAGCATTGGATCGGGATTTACAATTCCGGTTAAGACTACATCCGGAAGAGGAGTTAACATTACAGTCACTGGAAGTACTAATAGTGGATTAGATATACGTCCTCCGCAGCCCCCTTGTGCATTCTACTTACAAGGTCAGCGATATCAAATTAACGATGTCCTTGATTTTAATTCAACTACTAAAACTGCTGTATTAACATTAAGCACTAATACTCCGTACAATGCAGCTGGAGTTTACAATAATGTTAAATGTGCCAGAGATGTCGGATTAATTCTCGAAGCAATAACATATGATATGGCTATTACAAACGGCGGTGGAACACTATCAAACTATCAATCAGTTAAAGCAGGGTTATCATATCTCCGATCATACAGCGATGTTGTAGTTTCAAGTCAAAAACTACAAACATTAGCAGGTATGAATAAAGCCAAAGAAGAAGCAGCTTTACTAGTATCGGGTAATGTCGATGCTACCACTGCGCTCGACGAATGCATTACAATTATTAATTCGATTATTGATCAAGGATCTGCAACGGGTGTTACAGTAAATTACCCACCAAGTCCATATAGCAATCTTAATACAAATCTTGCAAAAGCAAAGAACTTAATAATTTTAAATAAAGAATTTATTAAACAAGAAATTACTGCATGGATTTCTAGTAACTATATTGTTAAAAACATTGTTAATTATAGCGCAGTAACTTGTCAACGAGACGTTGGGTATATTCTTGATGCATTATGTTATGATTTAATGTACGGCGGAAATAGTATGACTTATGATGCTGCACTTTCATACTATAGAGGCTCGACAAGTTATATTCTAGGTCAAGAAGCAGTACACGCAGCAGCATTTGGAAGATTGTCAACTGTTTTAGGATATATTGTTACAAATAATGTTGCGTGGTCTAAATCATCAGGTAACCCTTTAATTCAAGATACTTCGCTGTCAGCAGCAACATCAGCTGAAGGCACCGAATTATCTAATCTATGTAATATCTTAATTGACTATGTTGTAGATAAAACATTTGATACTCCGACAACTAGAACCGGACCGACATTAACTAGCATCGACAGCGGACTTTTATCTGCTAGAACTGACATATTAAATGACGTCGAAACTATTAAAGATACTGTTATCGAATTCTTAAACAACGGTGCAAACATCGGTATTAATATCGAAATGGGCGGTAATAAGTCAATGCTTGCTAACGACTTTGCAATGATTAATGATCTAGGTTATGCGATTGTTTGTACTAACGGTGGCGTATCGGAACAAGTATCTACATTCACTTACTACTGTCATACGCACTATTGGGCTAACAATGGTGGACAGATTCGATCTGTTGCAGGATCAAACGCTCACGGAACATACGGGTTACGTGCGTCTGGATCGGATGTAACCGAAAAACCCGATTCTGTTACCCTTGCAAAGAACATGGTTCAGGTTGCGCAAGTGTATAAGAGAGGGTTATTTGCCGAAGAAATGGAACCGACTGTAACTACACAAGCTCTGTCTATTTACATTATTGGCTATGATTATCCTCCTTATAACACAACTGAATTAGAAATCGATCATACTAATGATGATTTCGGTGTCGTAAGATACGAAGTTAATACTGTAGAATATACTACAGTAACAGTAAATGGACAGACTGTTCTTAAATTAAATTTAAGCACAGCAGGTAGTGATGGTCGATCGAGTATAGGGTTAGTTGCTCCTTTATATGACGGACAAATTGTTACTATAAGAAATCTACAAAACTTTAAGTTTAATAATATTGATAATGTTCGCCCTACTCGTCCGTCAACCGCATTACAATTTAATGAAAATCTAGGAGACATTTATCGTATCTTAGCATATAACCTAAATGAATCGACCGGGGAATTATTAGGAAATAATATTGCTATTCTTCAAAGTGATGCGTCTTTCAATTATTATAAATTTGTTACTGACACATTAAACATTACAAATGTTGATCCTAACGATCCTACAAAAACTCAAGGATCAAAAGTTGGTGATAATAAAATTGCAGTATTAGAAGTTAATAAACAAACTACTATCGACCAAATTAATAAGGGAATATATATCACTGCATGGAACGGACGTATTCATAGAGTTATCGGATATACTGTTCCGATCCATGCAGCGGTAGGAACCTATATCAGCGGAGGAATTGCATTAGGACCGAATCCAACAACTATGATTATCGGCAATGTTGCCGGAACAATTTCTCCAGGAATGATTATCGATGATCCTGCATTTACTTCCGGACAAACTGTTATTAGTGCAACTGCGATTCCTAGTACACTTAATTATTCTGTCGAAATTAGTGCATCGGCCGATTCTACTCCGATCGGTTCGATTATATTCGGTGAGGAAGTAAACGGCTATTTAAATATCGACCCTAATCCGATTATTAACAATGTAGGAGACAGTAGTTCTAATATTGACGCATTAACTTACAAAAGCAAAGCATCATTGGGATCGAGTGCTGTTAAAAAAGCTGTTACGTTTGATGTTTCATGGTCGCCCGACTCATTACCGATTGTCGATAACTATTATCTTGTTGAGAATCAAGCAAATACTGATTACAACGGTTACCATCAAGTTATTAATTCTACTAGTAGGACTCAAATATTTGTCCCAAGTGTAGCGGGGTTATCTTTAGGAATGGTAGTTACTACAACTGATTCTAGTGCATATATTCCAACAGGTACTGTTATCGATTACATTCCAGATGACGGATCAAATTCATTCTTTGTTAAACCGGCATGTTGGATTCCGTCAGGGGTTAATGTTAGCTCGACCGAAGTTGCTACAATGACAAGATTAGACATTGCAAACGCAGGTAGTGGATTCTTAGACGCCCCGACAATTATCATAACAGGAGGGGGCGCAACGGCTGACGCGGTTGCAACATGTACTATATCAAACGGACAAATTGATACTGTAAATATTGTTAATCCAGGTTATGGGTATACAGATCTCGGATCTATAGTTGTAACAATTATCCCCGAAAACGGAGCATCGTTAATTCCTGTGTTATCTGCAACTGCTACAACAAGTGTAGTAGCATCTTCGGGCATTAATACAAACACGATTACATTGGCATATGATACCGATCCAGGAGCATTTACTAATGGCACACAAATAACTGCTACGTCATTTGGTAGTAAGTCAGGCACTGGACCTTATTCTGTAACAATTAATTTTGCTAGTACAACTGCGCCTGCTACAGATAAATGGTATAAAGTTACTGGAAATACTAATCCATTATATAATGGATTCTACTACTGTACTGCAAGTTCGGCTACTAGCATTACACTAACATACGAATATGATCCAGGAACATGGAGTACTTCGACTACAACTTATATTGCTAAAGAAGTTACTTCGGCTTCGAGTAATTCATTAGGTATTAGTAAGCCGTTTACTACTGATACTTCATCGACATTAAGAATCGGTTATGCACAAAACTCCGGAGCGCAAATTACTGTTCGTATTTCTACATGTCGTGCAACCGGACATGACTTCTTAGACATCGGTACAGGTAGTTATTCAACCACTAACTACCCATATCAAATCTACGGAAATCCCGCAATAAGTAAAACCCAAGCAAACGAAGTAGTAGAAAACGGGGTCGGACGATGCTTTTATGTAAGTACTGATCAAAACGGTATTTTCCGAGTTGGTAGATTCTTTACTGTAGACCAAGGTACAGGTACTGTAACATTTGCTGCAAGTATTGCGTTATCAAACTTAGACGGGTTAGGATTTAAGCGTGGTGTTGTTGTTAGCGAATTCTCAACAGACCCAACAATGACAAATAATGCTCCGGAAATTGTTCCTGTACAAAGTGCTATTAGAGGATATATTGATAGAAGATTAGGTCTTGATCACGGTGGCGGTCCAGTTGCAGCAGCAAACCTTATTGGTCCAGGATTTATACCAATTAACGGTTCTCTAGCAATGACAAACAACCTTAACATCGGCGGTAACTCCGTGGTTAACGTTGCAAATATTTCATTTAGCTCGTCAGGTATCGGTTTGTATGCTGCTAATAAAAACTATGTAGACGAACAAGTTGCTAGATTCAATGAATTAAACGAGCTAGAAGATGTTAATTTTGGATCTTTATCTAGCGGTGATTTACTAGTTCATGATACTTCGTCTAGCTCATGGAGAAATGCTCCATTAGTGGGTAACGTTGCTATTGTTTATGATTCATTAACTAATGTGCTAACAGCATCTATTCAGTCGGGCGTAATTGTCAATAGCATGGTGAGCACTGTTGCAGCTATTGAACAAAGCAAGTTAAACATGAATGCCGCAACTACTAGAGCTAGTGCAACATCGATCACTCAAGCAGATCGAGGACTGGCAAGTTTTGATAGTGCAAACTTCAATGCATCGAATGGGTGGATTAGTATTAAGTCCGGATCTATTGCTTATACTCAACTTGCAAATATTTCAACGGGAACAATACTTGGAAACTTTACTGGTAGTTCAACTTATCCGAGAGAAATAACAGCATCAACAATTGTATCTCAAGGAGACGGCCTTAAGAATGCATCGTTCAATGCTTCAGGTGTAATGACCGTCACATACGACGGTGTTAACACAAATAACAACACATATACTGTAACTAGTGTTACAACAAACGGTGGTGCAAATAGTTTAGTAAAAACTACTGCAACTGGTGAAATTAATGTTACAGCCTTACAAGTCGATGGATATAAAGTTATCGATACTTCGGGTACTACTGTTCAACATGTTACACCGGGCGGATATACTTATATGTCATCTACTGGTACACTTGTTGGAAATACAACTACATCAGTAAACGGCATGCTCGATGTTACTTCTTCAGGATCTTCTCTAAAAGTAACTTCAATAACTAGCGGATCAACATCAACAACAGGTAGCTTAACAGGACAATGGCAATTAGTCGGCGGAAGTAGTTATGTCGATTGTACAGCAGGAAAATTAGTTACTACTAGAATTACTACTCATCCGACGCTGGCTACTGCGTTATCTACTACTGGAACAATAGAAGGACTATGGTCCTTAGTACTAGGAAGTCGACTACAAGCAACATACGCTGACTTAGCAGAATACTACGAAGGTGATCAAGAATATGAAGCAGGAACTGTATTAATATTCGGCGGAGACAAGGAAGTAACTACAACTACTACTCTTAATGATACTAGACTAGCAGGTGTTGTTACTACTAATCCAGCATATGTGATGAATGCAGAACAAACTGGACTTAAAGTTTGTGTTGCACTTGTTGGTAGAGTTCCAGTTAAGGTAGTTGGTAGAGTTAAGAAAGGTGATATGCTTACTACAGCAAGTACAGTAGGATATGCAGTTAAAGCATTAACACCTACATTGGGCGCCATTATTGGTAAAGCCTTAGAAGATAAAGATTACAGCGAAGCTGGTGTAATTCAAGTTGCTATCGGGAGATCATAATGTCGCAACAACTTATTAATATCGGATTAAATCCAAATGATCGAAGTGGAGATTTAATCCGAACTGCGTTTGATAAAGTTAATCAAAACTTTACCGAACTATATTCCTCTACAGGATTAAATGTACCTGCACTAATACAAACCGGTGATATAGTAAGCTCATCTAATGTAGTTTGGACTAGCTCGGCAATAAACATTAGCAGTGCTAAATTGGTAATTCAAGCAGAAGCATCTGAAGTAGCAGATAGTTCCGGATGGCATAGTCAGTCATGCGAAGCAATACTTGCATGTCGAGGCGGACTCGGATCTGGAGCTCCTGCAATGACCGTATACGGAAATGTTTATACTAGTACACAACCACTAGTCACTTTTACAGCACAAAGAAATATTACTACTAACTTAATCGAAATTATTGGAACAAAAACTGCTGCTTGCAATTCTAGCGTCAGTTTACGTATACATTCGATTGAGATAAGTACAAGAGATTAATAGGAAGAATTAACATGGCAAACAAACCATTTGAAACTCAAGACGGTATTAAAATTCTAACAGGAGATGATATTGTAGACGAAAACGGCGATTCGTTACTCGGCGGATCAGGGTTAGATGGAGTATCAACATCAACCCCAGTAAATCCTAGTGTAGGATTTGAAGAATTCATTTTAACTTTGAATACAGAAAGTGAAGAACAAAAAGTTCAGATAGTAGTTTTCAAAAAAACTCCAAGTGTTGAAGGTCAAGGCGATAACTACGGTCCTGCTCTGGGTATCGGAACAGGGGTAGATGGAGAAGGCTCGCACGGTGACAACGCCATTGCTATCGGTAATGATGACGTAGGTTGGGACCAAGGTGCTAATAGTATTGCCATAGGCTACCAAGCAGGCTGGGGCGACGATGATGGCATAGGTGCCGATGCGATTGCTATTGGACATAGAGCAGCATATACCTCTGCTCCTGCTAACAGTATCACACTAAATGCTACAGGGCAAAATTTAGATCCAGACGAAGCAGGATTCTTTGTCAAACCTGTTCGCGAAGAACAATTTGACGATTATATTGCATACTACAATCCGACTAGCGGTGAATTTACTTATGCAGCCAATCCTGGAACTAACAGCGTAGATAATAACATTTGGGTACAGACATTTATCACAGATAATGATCCAACAGATATTCCTCAAGCAGCATCTAGCGTAGAATATGATGCAGACGGAAACATAGTTGCATTGTTTTCGCATATTGATCCAATAAATCCGGCCAATTATTTTAGTGTGGCGAAGTTTGATTCTGCTGGTACTAAACTTTGGTCTGTGAGATTTCAAGAATCACAATACACAGACGGATGGGGACTTGCTATTGATAATGTCAACGGTTATGTCTATATAGCAGGAGAATCTGAAGGTACAGGTTCACCCGAGTCGTATCAAACATCAACTTTAACAAAATTAAATTCAGTTAATGGTAATTTAATATGGATGAAATATTACGATTTTAATTTCGCAAGCAATAGTGCTGTAGTTGATATAGCTAGCGACGGTAATCCTGTAATGGTCGGTTATGTTGACGACGGTGATGGTTGGATTACTACTACTAAAGTCGACGCTACAGACGGTACTGTGATATGGAGTAGAAAACTCAACGGACAGAATGACGAGCAGGCCTTAGGTATGGCTGTCGGTCCTAACGGTGAAATTGTCGCTGTTGGATTCATGGATAATATTGGGTTGATCAATACTGTAGCTACTCTAACTAGTGATCCTGTCAGTAATGTTAACTGGTCCGGTACTTATACGGGGGTGTTCATAGATGGTGTAACATTCGATGTTTCTTTTACAGACGGTGTTCCTAGTTTTACTGTGATAAGCGATACTCGAGGTAACTGGTCACAAAATGATACAATAGGTCAAATAGATGGATCAACACTAGGAGGTGCTAGTGGCGTAGACAATTTGTCAGTTAAAGTAGCAACTGTTACATTAGGTGACATCTATGATCAAATGCTAGTAGTTAAGTATGGCAGTGACGGATCAATACAGTGGCAAAAAGCTATACAGTTTGATAGTGGCTACGATTGTAAAGGCGCAGATGCAGACATCGACAGTCTCGGTAACATTTATGTTTGCGGTAGTTATCAAAGAGATTATAATGGCGGAACTACTAGTGCTATGGCTATATTTAAATTAGATAGCAATGGTGCTAAACAGTGGACACGTAGAGTGGTAGGCGATTGTGACGATTTTGCTACTAGCATCGTTGTAGGTCCGGATGATTGCGTATACCTTAGTGCAGTAACAGGAACTAATGCAACATCAGATTATAGTCTAGTGTTAGCCAAATATGATACTAGCGGACTAGTAGTATGGCAGCGATTGCTGGATAACACCACAACATGGTCGTTTGGTGGTACTGCTTGGTTTAGCGGTCGAGGAGGCAGTAATCTTGCTGTTAGAACCGGATACTTAGTCGTGTCTGGCACATTTGGTGATCCTGGCACACAGCCATATGCAGTGGTGGCCCAAGTTTCTAGTAGTGGTTCTCTTTTCTCTGTAGGCAATTGGGATTTTAAAGGTTCTAGTTTTAGCGGAATATTAAACGGCACTGCTAGCGATATCACAGTCTCATCTGCTAATAAAACTGATTCTTCTCAAACAGTATTAGTTACTAGCGTATCTGTTACGCCAGAAAGCAGTAACTTCTTAATTGGCACAAGATATAGACAAGGTATAGGTTTAGGGAATATTACAGTTGACGATGTGACACTAATAGGCACCGGCGACGACAGCGGTCTTGGCGGTTTATATATTGCACCGGGCCCAGATCTGTTTGCAAACAATCAATATTGGAGATTCCGCGGTGGCGATAATCCTACTCATTTACATTTAGATACTAGTGACGATACTTTGTTTGATCAATATTTTGGTGACGATAACAAATATCTAAAACTTACTAAGGAAGGTCCTATCAGCATCGGAACTAGTACTCATGTTTGGACATTTAAAAATAATGGCGAAACTACCTTCCCAACATTAACTGTACCTATCAGCGACAATGCTACTCCTAGTGGCATTGGACAGACTATTAAATTTTCTGATCCAACACAGCAGGCAATTATTTTTGGACCTCCTAGCACAGAAACCAACTCTAATGCTGAACGTATTATTATACAAGGTGCTCCGGGACTTGCCGGCACAGGCGGTGAAGGTGGAGATGTTTACTTATGGGCAGGCCCAGGCGGAGATGTTAATGGTAGTGGTGGTGACATCAAGATTCGTGCCGGTAGAGCATATGGTACAGGATCCGGGGGTTACTTAAACTTCCAGGCAGGTAATACTGTGGACGGCACAGGCGGATATATTAACATTGAAAGCGGCAGTTCAACTAACGGTGTCGGTGGAAATGTAACAATTACCGCTAACAACGGCGGAGCCCTTGCATTATATACAGAAAGCGGTGGAGATATAACTATCAACACAGCTAACGGTGGCAATGTTTGGACATTTAGTTCCACCGGTAGTATCGGATTACCGGGTGTGTTAGTTAACAGTACAGCTACTAAAGATTTTACAGCAGGACTTGGTATTCCTTTAACTTTATCAGATTCAACATGGCCTGTTTCATTAACGGACGGTAGTTACGGTCCGTTTACCTATAATGGTATTACATTTACTGTACAAGTAACTAGCGGTATGCCTATTTATACAATCACTGCTAATAGTGGACCTATTGCTGTTAATACTGTTATTGTTCAGTTAGATGCCGGCGAGTTAGGTGGAACACCTGGTAATACATCAAATGTTCAAGTTGCATCTGTTAATGATTCAACAGAAATAGATATCACAAAATCTGTTAACAAACTAGAAGATGGTAGTTATACCTTAGCTAATGGGGTCGAAGGACAAATCATGTATCTAGTAGCACAGACAGGAACAACTATGTCTGCCGTCACCGTTATAGTGTCTAATGCTAGAATTAACGGTGGTACATATACCGATACTGCATTATATCCGTTTTTAGATTATAATGCTGCTAGCAACGGCGGTATGTGTACACTGATCTTTACAGACGGTCATTGGCAAAGTAACTCAGGTTGGGACTAATATAGAAATAACTTGATATTTTGCAGATTATGATGATAGAATTAGTACCTTTTTTAATCTAAAATGAAAAATCATCGCGATGCTTATCTATTATTATTTTTACATCTGCTAGCTTATTTAGGGCTAATATTCTTAATCGTTTACGGTACGTTAGTAAACTGGATATTAGCCTTTTTAATATTTTTTATATTCAGTTGTTTAGGAGCAAATATAACTTTCCATAGACTTTTATCGCATCGATCTTGGTCTAGCCCTCGATGGTTTCATATTTTTGGAACATTAGCAGGAACGTTATCTATGATCGGTAGCAGTATTGCTTGGGTGTCTTTGCATCACGATCATCATCGATTTACCGATCAAAAGTCTGACCCGCACGATCCTAAACAAAATTTATTAATTTCTTACCTAGGAGGAATGTTTGCAGAAACTAATATACGAAGAGTACCACATTTGTGGCGTGATTCGTTACATGTATTTTTACACAGACATTATTTTAAACTACATTTTATATTATTAACTATTTTATTATTAATAAGTCCTATGATAGCAGTATCTCTATATCTAGCACCTGCGGCATTAGTATTACTAATAGGCGGTTCTGTAAATATAATAGGTCATACTTGGGGATATAGAAACTACGAAACTACCGATTTTAGCAAAAATAATATTATTTTAGGTTATCTAATGTGGGGCGAAGGATGGCACAATAACCATCATGCTGAACCATCTAATCCGTATCTTGGTAGAAAATGGTGGGAATTCGATATGAGCGGTTGGATTATAAAAAGGTTAAATATACAATAAGGAGTTAAAATGCCACAATTTAGAACAATTAATCTCGGTGTATATGCTAATGACGGAACCGGGGATGATTTAAGAACAGCATTTGATAAAGTTAATAAAAACTTTGCAGATATGACCGGAAGTGTTGCTAACGGAACTAATCTTGGATCTGGGGTTGGTATCTTTGCACAACTCAATATTAGTAACTTAGAATTTAAATCATTAGTTAGTAGCGATTCAACTGTAGATATTAGTGCTAACTCTACTTCGATAGATCTTAAGTCTCAAGCAAAATTAGAAAGTGACCCTGCTCCTAAACTTGGTGCGAATTTAGATTTAGATGGACATTATATTACTAACGGTGATGTGTTAGCTCCTATTTACGGATATAATGTTCCAATTATTGCGGGAATGTTAGAACTATTAATTTCTTCAAATCAATTCACAATCGATTTTGGGAGCTTTAATGATCCTGCAGGAGGCAATGGATCTCCAAATAGTGGTATCACATTAGACTTCGGCAGCTTTATAGACCCTCCAAATAACATTATTGATTTTGGAACATTCTAAGATCGAGAAATAATATGACATTAAGTGTATGGACAAAATCAACTAACTATTCATTTGGAACATACCCTGAAAGAGTAAGAACTGATATTCCTTTACCTGTTTCGAACGATCAAGGAGTTTCGTATTCTGTTATTTCAGGAAAATTACCCGGAGGATTAAAGTTATTAGGAAATCGCATAGTCGGTACTCCTTATGAAGTTCCTCGTGTAACTGAATTTAAATTTTGTATTCGAGCAAGTAAGAACAACGAAATATCAGATCGCACATTAAGGATGTTTATCGAAGGAGAGGATCCTCCTATATTCTTAACCCCGGAAGGTGATTTGCCAATTGGACCAAATGACCAACTGTTTGTGATAGATAACACTTATGTTGATTTCCAAGTCGAAGCATATGATTTTGACACCGCAGCAGGACAAAAATTAAGTTTCTTTATCGAAGATGACGACGGTGCATTGCCGCCAGGATTAATGTTAACCGAAGATGGAAGAATTGTTGGATTTGTAAAGCCTGTATTTTCTATTAAACCTAGCGACGGTAATGGATTCTATGACGTTGGACCATATGACGGAGTAGCATTTGATTTTGGCGAGAGATCAACAAATGGTTTTGACACTTATATCTACGATAGTGTCTTTTATGATTTTAGCCTAAAATCTTTAGCACCTCGCAAACTTAATCGTAACTATGAATTCATTATCTCTGTAACCGACGGTGATACAGTAGTAAAAAGAAGATTTAAAATATTTGTAGTCGGTGATGATTATTTCCGTGCAGATAATAATATCTTAACTGATGGTACTGGATTATTTACAGCAGACGTTACATATATGAGAGCACCGATATGGTTAACTCCTAGTAACTTAGGAACCTATCGTGCAAATAACTACTTAACATTTAAACTTGATACATATGATACCGATAACATTATATATATTGACGAATTAGTAAATGCCGATGTATCTGCTCTTTCTAAAAAATATTTAGAAACTGATAACGTAGTAGGAAGCGAATATCTTACTATTGAAAAATCATCTTCTACTCCTCTTATCGGTCAGTTTATGTCTTTTACCGGTCTAGTAACAGGTGCTACATCGACTATACATCAAATTGTAAATGTATCTACTTTAGCAACTAGCGGTAGTTTTCGATTACAAATAGAACCGGCTTTAGATGTAACTATTCCTAACGAAGTAAGATTTCTTATTGGGTCAAGAAGTCAGTTACCTCCGGGAATGGTAGTTGATGTCGGAAATGCAGAAGTGTTTGGAAGAGTTCCGTATCAACCTGCCGTGACAAAAACGTATAGTTTTACTATTACAGCAAGACGTATAAGCGATAAAAATGAAGAAGCACGATCATCTAGAAAATTCACTGTACAGATTATCGGCGAAGTTGATAGTGTTATAACTTGGACTAGTGATTCAAACTTAGGAACTGCAAATGCTAACTTTGTTTCAACTTTAAAGATTAATGCATCAAGTTCGATCAAAGATGCTGTTGTCATTTATCGAAAGACTTCTGGGAAATTACCTCCGGGACTAAGATTAAATATCGACGGAGAAATTATCGGAAAGATTCAACAGTACGGAGATTCAATTGTATACCGATCTAGATGGAGAGCTAATCGATCTTATCCTATTAACTCAGTAGTGCTTTATCAAGGTAGTTTCTATAAAAGAATCGCACAATATACAAGTGCTGAACTATCATTTAATACTACAAAATGGGAAACATATTCATTTAAATATGCATACAAATCAACATGGTTGCCGTTAACTAGATATTCGCTTAACGATATTGTTTTATATAACACAACATTCTACAAAAGAATAAGACCTTATACATTAGAATTACCGGAAGATACTTTTAATTTAGATAACTGGGAAGAATTTTACGAAGGATTCATTACATTCTCAGATGTATCAACTCCTACAACTTATACAAATCAATCTTTCGATAATGGGGATACTACTATCGATCGTGTCTTTCATTTTACAGCAGAAGCACTTGATCAATACAACTATAGCGCATCGAAGAAAGATTTTTATATTACAGTCGAGACACCTAATCAGTTAATCTTCAGTAACATTAAAGTTAAACCTTATTTAAAGTTTGAACAAAGAGACTTGTGGAACGAGTTTATTAATGACTCTACTATTTTTGATTCTACAAGTATCTATAGACCTAATGATTCTAATTTTGGAATACAAACCGATTTATCTATGCTCATCTATGCCGGTATCGAAACTAAAGAAGCCGCTGCATATGTAGGTGCAATAGGACTGAATCATAAGAAGAAACGATTCCAATTCGGTTCAGTAAAAAAAGCAGTTGCAAAACTACCAGGAACTAATCAAGAAGTATACGAAGTAATTTATATCGAAATGATTGATCCGTTAGAAGTAAATAAAAAACATCTTAATGCCAGATTAGAACATTTAAGTAGGTCACAACCTTCAATAACTGTTGATAACAGTAATGTTATTTGGCAAAAAGGATTTACAAAGTCTGATCCGCTCACCTCCGACGAACAAGCACAAATTGATTTGTTAAACGATCCTGCTCCTGTTTCTGTCAGACCGGATCCTTTTATGACTGTCGATAGCACAGGTTATCAAGCATCTAATACAAATTCAACAACATATTATCCAAGTAGTGTTAGCATTTGGAGAGAAAATATAAAATCTAAAATAGGTCAAACTGAAAGAAATTATTTGCCGTTATGGATGAGAAGTATTCAACCAAATAGCAAACAAGAATTAGATTTTGTCTTATGCATACCGTTATGTTATTGTAAAGTCGGTACCGGTGACGATATTCTTTTAAACATTAAGTTTAGTGAGTTTGACTTCAAATTATTAGATTACACAGTTGATCGTTACATAATCGATGCTATACAAGGTTCTAGTGAGGATAAATATCTTGTATTTAGAAACGATAGGATAACAATATGAGTAATATTAATTACACCAACATCGACGAACTATATCCAGTAGCAGGCCAAGATAACGATAGTCAAGGATTTCGAGATAACTTCGAAACTATTAAAACTGCATTACAAGTAACAAAGTCGGAAATTACTGAGTTACAAACTAATTCAGTACTAACAGCAAGTCTTGATGCTAATGAAATTGTCGATAATGATTTACAAAATTCAACAATTAATAATGGTAAACATTCTAACTTCAATCCTCTTTTCCAATCAGAGACAGTTGCTGTCGATACATTTGACCTTGTTGTATCTCAGTTTCCAGTTAGAACTTTATTATTAACAGGAAACGTAACAATAAACTTTGATGACTGGCATTCAACTGTAGGTGCTGCATCATGCGGGAAAGTAATTATTCATCTTTCCAGTAGTACTAATTCATTCCAAGTTAACTTTCAACAGTCTGCAGGTACTATAAAGTATAGTGATAATTTTCCAAATCCTTTCACAGTTGATGCGTTTTCCGCCGGAACAGTTGATATAGTTGAAGCATGGTCATATAATAACGGTGCAACTGTTTATATGAAATACTTAGGAAAGTATGTTTCAACAAGAAGTAACAATAGAACAATTACAGGATCACTATCTGTTAATGGTTCTTCTACTCTAGGTGATGCAATTACAGATAATATTTCGTTTGCCGGTGTCCCGAGATTTCCGCCAATGACTACTGCACAGAGATCAAGTTTAACCGGTGTTGCAGGTATGATGATATTTAATACAACAACGGTAAAACTAGAATTGTGTACAATAAGCGGAGCTCCTGGATCTGCAACTTGGGTAGAATTGAATTAATATGCATCCATTAGTTCAAAATTTGTCATCGTTAAAAGATTCAGAAATTGAATTTAAAGTTAACGATTTAACAAGAAAGTATTTTATGACTTCAAATTATGAAGTTCGAAGTCAAATTAGTGTTATTTTAGAAACTTACAAAGAAGAATTGTCTGTTCGTCGACAAAAAGAACTCGATCGAATGGCAAATGAAAGAAATAAAGATCTTGACAAGTTGATTAACATTAACTAATATATAGGCATGCGCCTAGATCAGTACGGACTCCCAATATACAATTCACAAGATGTGTTTAATTTACTATATTACGGTAAATTAAACACCTTGTCATCGATCACTGTCGATAAAGACGACGATCTGCTATCTTTAGAAAATGTTGCAGACATCAAACTCTGCGATCCGATTCCGAATATTGTCTCAATAGAGGAGTTTGATGCATTATCGCAAAGTGTCTGGTTTATACCCGACGAATATAAAAATTTAGACATTGAACAATATGTATATTCCCTATCATCCGATACTCGAGTATATGAAGAAATGGATGAATATAAAAATAGAAAAATGTTGGATTTATTAAGATGGTTAAAATATTTTGTTGACGTCTGTGATCAAAATAACATTGTATCCGGAGTAGGTCGAGGCTCAAGTGTTGCTAGTTATGTGTTATACTTATTAGGAGTGCATCACATTGACAGCATCAAATATAATTTAGATTGGAGAGAATTCTTAAGATAAGTAGAATAACTCTTAAAGGAGATTAAAATGAAAGAGAAACAAAGAACAATACACAAGTCGATGCTAGGAAAAGAAGTTGATATGCATAAACTTTCAATGCAAAATGAAATGACTGTTGCTATCGGAAATGCAAAAGTTAATGCACGAGGCGATGAATTAGGTCCAGGTGGTAAGATTATCCGAAAACGTGAAGAAGTACTAAGAGCCGCAGCAACTAGACGACCAAATGAATCTGCACCTGTATCAAAGCCCGTCGATGAATCTATTATAAAAGACATCGAAGACATGGACCCAGAAGGTGATGAATGAAAATTAATAAGATTAATCCTATTTTAGACCATATTTTAGTTACTGATATGAATTTTGGTGAACAAGTAACTTCTAGTGGAATCGTGCTTCGAAGCGATAATGGAAAAAGCGAAGGAGTTAAGCCGAGATGGAGCAAAGTATATGCTGTGGGCCCGGATCAAAAGGATGTAAAAGTGGGAGACTGGTTACTTGTTGAACATGGAAGATGGACTAGAGGTGTTGAACTAGAAATTGGCGATACTGAGGATAAAACAGAGTTGTTTCGTATTGATCCAGAAGGTATACTTATTGTTGCAGATGAGAGACCTTCCGATTTAGAATTTGGACAACACGCAACTCCAACTAGACCCGGTCTTTCCGATTTTCAATTTTAAAGGTAATATATGTCAGGTTTGAAACAAATTTGGGTTGATAAGTATCGTCCGTCGTCTATAGATGATTATGTATTTCAGGATGAACACTTAAAGTATCAAATAAAAGAATGGATTGAAAGCAAAAGTATCCCTCATTTGTTATTTAGAGGAGGTCCGGGTACTGGTAAAACTACTTTAGCAAAAATTATACTAAATGAACTCGGTGTACAAAGTGCCGATGTATTATTTGCTAACGGTAGTAAAGAATGTAGGAAAATCGAATGGGTTGATAAACTAATTTCGTTTTGTTCTACAATGCCATTCGGAGATTTTAAAGTTGTATTAATTGACGAAGCAGATTACATGAACGGGCAATCTGTACAACCGTCGTTAAGAAATTTAATTGAAGATTTTGGAAGTGCGGTTCGATTTATTCTTACTTGCAATTATGGCAATAAGATTATTCCGCCGTTGCATAGTCGATTTCAAACCTTTCATTTCGAAAAATCAGATTTAAATAATTTTACCGAACGAGCAGCAACAATTCTTATTAACGAAGGAATTAACTTTGACTTAGAAACGTTAGACACATTTGTTAAAGGAACATATCCGGATCTAAGAAAATGTATCAATAATTTAGAATCAAATTGTAGGAATGGACAACTAATTGTACCGGCTACTAATGACGATAGCGCAGATTACAGAGTTCAAATGGTAGATTTGTTTCAAAAAGGTAAGATATCCGAAGCAAGGAAATTAATTTGTAGTCAAGCACTTCCGGAAGAAATGGAAGATATCTATGTATGGCTGTACAATAATCTTGAAATATTTGGCAACGAAGAAGCTCAAGATAAAGCGATTTTGATTATAAAAGATGGGTTAGTTGATCATAACTTTATTGCAGACCCGGAAATTAACCTTGCAGCAACTTTAGTTAGACTGGCTAGACTATGAAACAACGACTGAAAGAAGCTTACATGAAAACCGCAGAAACATTTGCGGATCTAAGCTATGCTCAACGATTGCATGTCGGCGCTATCATTGTAAAAGACGATAGAATCATTTCTATCGGATATAATGGAATGCCGTCTGGATGGGATAACAACTGCGAAAACAAAGTATATATGGATTTTGATGCAGGAGGATGGCTGGACATCGATGAAATTATGACTAGATGGCCGTTAGAAGATGATAAAGGTCGATATCATCTTAAATCAAAACCAGAGGTATTACATGCTGAAACCAATGCGATCGCTAAATTAGCTAAAAGTACTGAATCTGGTGTTGACGCTACTATGTTTATTACTCATGGTCCTTGCTTGGATTGTGCCAAACTTATATACCAGTCTGGTATTACTAGTGTGTTCTATCGCACTTCTTATCGTTCAGAAGCAGGAATACAATTCCTAAGACTATCAGGAGTGACTGTAGAGAAACTTGAGGGGAATTAACCCCTCAAGTTAGTACTATTAGTCTCCGTAGATCGAAAGCACCTCCTTAACTGCTTCATGTCGTTCAATATCTTTATGATCAAACTGCACTAGATCAATATGTTTTAGTGCAGGATTTTCTGCGAGTAGGCCACAGAAATTAATTAGACCATTATCATTAAGTCTATCTGCTTGTGCTAAATCTCCTGTAACAACCATCTTACTATTTTCTCCTAATCGGGTCAATAGCATTTTCATTTGATTAATTGTTGCATTTTGCATCTCATCCGCAACAATATATGCATTTTTAAAGGTACGTCCTCTCATATATGCTAACGGGCTTATTTCAATAACTCCCTCTTCTAACATCTTATCGATTTCTTTCTTGTGGTAATACTCCGCAAAAACATCAAATATAGGTCTTGTCCACGGTGCCATTTTTTCATTTAAGGTACCTGGCAAAAATCCTAAATCTTCATCTACGGATACGGCGGGTCTTGTAACTACAATCTTGTCCACAATCCCTTCTTGGAACAATTTGATTCCGTGTAATACGGCTAAAAGTGTTTTACCTGTACCAGCAGGACCGATCGCAAATACAATATTCTTTGTGTCATCTTTTAACAAATTTAAATATGCTTTTTGATTAGAACCGCGTGGTGTAAGAACAACACGGTGTTTCTTTTGAGGAATGTAAGGCTGATTAAAATCAATTACTTGAACTTCTGATGTAAAACGCTTTTTTACTCTTTTACTCATGTAGTTTATATCTCCTACTCTAATAGTAAAGTAGGACATGTAGTGACCGCCCGATAACTACAGAGGTCCTACAAAGTATTTAAGCGATAATTTAAAAAGTAAACTGCTATGTTATGTTTTTAAACCAGCTAAATAAGTATAAGTAAATTGGAATCAATTATGTATGATATTTTAGAAGTTATTAGAAACATCGAAGGAATCTACGAAAACAATACTAATCTTTCAGTGTTAAAGGACTTTGAGAGAGTTTTAGATGTATTGGATATGTATGCATACGAAAACTGGTATGACGGTGAACTAGCATATGGTCCTCAAGTAGATAGACATTGGATTACCGCAGGATTTATGTGGCCTAGAGATAAGATGCCTAATCCTACTGCTGCAAAAAGATTAACTGATTTAGGTTGTCGGGTTATATACGAAAAATCAAATCTAGTCGAACCAAGAAAGATCGAAAGTGCATCTGACTATCGACCTGGAACTAAGAAAGGAAAACTTGATAGACATCCAATTTGGATTGTTGAGATTCAAATGCCTAAAAAAGTAGCGTTCGATATCTTTAGAGGATATATGAACAAGCTAAAGAGCGAGCAGAGAGAAGATCTCGAAGATTCGGCACCCGCAACATTGCCACAAGCAGCGATGCCTCAACAAGCTGCACCTATGGCTCCGGGAGGAATGCCTTCTGCTGCACCAGGCGGAATGGCTCCGGCAGGGGGCGGAATGGCTGCACCAGGCGGCATTGCACCATCGGTATAAATAAAAAAGTATGATCATTAAAGAAAATTTAAAAGCTAAAGATTTACGTCACTTTGTTGATAAAGTGTTTGAAGTTGATTCATATAAAAGTAAGATCGGCGATGACAAGGACATTATCACACTTAGCTTTACTGTAAAAGAAGAAGACCCTGCAAAAGATATGGAACATTTTATCGAAATGGGTTATAACTTTGTGTTAGATGCAGATGTAAGTCCGGGAGAAACTGATGATAGCGTGTACAAAGTATACGTTGAATTAGAACGATCAAGACATGCTCCGGATCAAATTAGAGAAGTACTAAACGGTTTAGAAGTTATTACCGGAATTGATAATTTTAGATTCAGATACTTTAAAGGATTTACTAGTTACGATGCAACTATTGAAAATTTAGAAAAGATTATTCCTATAGATGTTGATTCGTATGACGATGCAACTGAAAGATTCTATATGGAGAATTTTACTAATTTCTTTTCTAATAGCTATACTGATAATATTCAACTGTTAAGTGAATCTATTCGATTTACACGTGTTCGTATGGAGCCGCAAACTTTTAATATTGTATGTAGTGGTCCAAAGAACAAAGTATACGAATCTATTAAAGGTCCGATAATGATAGAAAGTAAAGATATTGCAGAAGTACTATATCTTACTAAGTCAATCGGAAATTACAACATTACTAAAATTAAGAATACATTTATATTTGAAAATAACGGCTGGGCCGTAGCATTGGAGAAAAAATAATGACTGAAGGATTTGATTTTGAATTTACTCAGGATAAGTTAGCACAGCTTATTCCGGGAAATCCATATTTAGAAAACTGGTATAATGCATTAGTTCAAATTTTACCAGAATACGGAATTAACACAGCACCTCGAGTAGCAGCATTTATTGCACAATGCTCCCACGAATCGGGCAATTTTAAATTATTAAAAGAAAATTTAAACTATCGTGCAGCAACATTAAGAAAAGTGTTTCCTAAATACTTTCCAACTGATGCATTAGCAGAATCTTATGCTGGACACCCTGAAAAGATTGCAAATAAAGTTTACGGCGGACGTATGGGCAACGGTGACGAAGCATCCGGTGATGGTTTCCGTTATTGCGGTCGCGGACTTATTCAGTTAACTGGTAAGGAAAACTATACCTGGTTTGCTGAAAGTATCGGTATGGAGCCCGAAGAAGTTTCTGAATACTTAGGTACATTCGAAGGTGCTGTTCAATCTGCATGTTGGTTCTGGGAAACTAATAACTTAAATCAATATGCCGATAGTAACGATATTCTTACTATGACTAAACGTATCAATGGTGGTACAATCGGTCTTGAAGATCGTAAGAAACATTATGCACATGCTATGCATGTATTGCAAGGATAAAAATGTTTTATCTAAATTTTATACCTGATAGTTATTTGCTATTAGCTATAAACGGTATCCTAGTAGGAGGAGCTGGTCTTTTTCTACTAGGGTTACTAACAAACTTTGTCCCCGGATTGCTTCCGTACAAATATCTTGCTAATTTAATTGCGACGATTTTACTAGCAAGCGGAATGTATTTTAAGGGCGGCTATGGTGTTGAAGCTGAATGGAGATCAAAAGTTGAAGAAATGAAACAAAAGATCGCAGAAGCTGAAGCAAAATCACATGAGGCAAATGTGAGAATTGAAACACAAATAGTTGAAAAAGTAAAAATCATTAAGGAGCGGGTTAATGAAAATAAACAAGCCATTCACGAAAATAAAGACTCTATTAATGCCGAGTGTGTTATTCCTGATATTGCAAGGGTGCTCTACAACCGTGCCATTGACCATGAAATTTCCGGAAGCACCGCCGAGCTTAATGAGAGATCCACCGAAGTTAAGCCCCTTGGGGCCAACTGATACAGATCTTAGCGATCTAATACAAAACGCAAACGAAAACTACGGAAAGTATCACGAGTTACGTGAAAAGTATCTCGGTTGGCAAGAGTGGTATCGTGAGCAAAGAGAAATTTACGAGGAAGTCAAATGAAAAACTTAATTGTAGGTGCCTTGTTGCTTTTGTTAAGTGGTTGTGCTATGGTCGATGCATATTTTATGGCAGGATTTGATCCTAATGAATATTTACTTGTTGACGATGTTAGAAGTACAGCTCAAGTAAGTGTTAATCAGTGTGAAAATCGAGATCAGATGAATATCATTGTTAATAGCATGTACTTAACAGCAACTAAACTTAAAAATTATGCCCAGTTCATTCCGCATAATGAAAAAACGATTCCGTTGGCAGAATCATTATACGACGAAGTTTACAAATTACAAACACGTTATCAAAGTCCAGAAAAGATAGGTAAAGCGTATTGTAAGATGAAACTTAACATTATTGAAAAGTCAGCCGAAACAATTCAAGAAGTATTAGGGAGTAAACCACGATGAGCGCAGATAGCATTTTAAATAGTTTAAACGGATATAATGATGTACAAAATGCAAGGTTAGCAGAAATTGCTAGCCAGTTAAAAGAAATTACCGAACAATATAACTCGGGTGATTTAAGTGCATCGGAATATAAAGAATTGTTAGAAGACATTGCGAGCGAAACATCTATTGTTAATGATGCTGCTGCTCTTAATGAACAACGACAATTAAAGTTAATTATCGACACAGCGATTACTATTGCAGCAACAGCCGCAAAAGCAATTTAATTTTAAAAAGGAGCGAAAATGGAAGATAATAGTGTACTAACAAGACTATGGAGACCAATGATGGGGTGGACATACATGGCAACATGTGTGTTTGATTTTATCGTTGGCCCAATTTTATATAATGTATTACAGTTTTATAACCCAGGTCAACACTTAGATATGTGGCATGCAATCACATTACAAGGTGGTGGTCTTTATCATATTGCAATGGGTGCTATTTTAGGTATCAGTGCATACGGTAATACTAAAGAAAAAATTAGTGGTGCGGATGCTCCGTTACCGCCACAACAACCGCGTCCGGGACCACAACCTGTTGCAATCTCAGCACCTGCACCTGCACCTGTAGCAGCACCAATGCCTGTAGCAGCACCTGCTCCGGTTAGAAAGTCATTTGCACCTTCGGCTCCGGCGCCACAAATTGACGAACCACTATAGGAGATATTATGAAAAAGTTACTGTCAATTCTTTTATCAAGTCTCTTAGCATCATCGCTTGCATTTGCTAACTCTCACGAAGCGGCACCTGCAAAGCCTGAAGTTAAGAAGATCTGTAACGAATTTAAAATTAAAGGTAAAGTTCAAAAGCAATGTAAGAACGTTAAGATGCATAAGAAGTTCGAAGGCACAAAGGTTCCCACACCTGCTCCGAAGCCAAAGGCACCTGCTAAAAAGAAAAAATAAGTCATTCTATTGACAACATAAGGTCAAGATTGTATAATTACTTTACAACTTGACCTTTTCTTATGACTATGGACGACTATTATAAAATTTTAGGTGTAGCTGAAACTGCCTCAGCAGATGAAATTAAAAAAGCATATCGCAGTCTTGCTATGAAACATCATCCTGATAGAGGAGGAGATCAAGCAAAGTTTAAAGATATTTCGGCAGCATACGATACATTAAGTGATTCTCAAAAAAGATCAGAATACGATCATATGAAAAGAAATCCGCAGATGAATTTTAGATCTAGCGGATTCAATAACTACGACGATCTGCAAGACATGTTTGCTGGTACTCCGTTTGGTGCTCACTTTCATGATGTCTTTGGACGGCAAAGACAATTTAGAAAAAATCGTGATTTGAATATACAATGTAATATTACTTTACTTGACTCATTCCTTGGCAAACAGTTAGAAGCAAACTTTACATTGCCGAGTGGTAAAAGTCAGAATGTAATTATTAATTTACCACCTGGTATAGCACACGGAGATGTTATTAAGTATCAGGGACTCGGAGACGATAGTATTCCCGGAGTTCCTAGAGGTAGTTTAAATGTTACTGTTATCGTACAACCAGATTTGACCTTTGTGCGACAAGGAAACGATCTTTATACTACCGTAAAAATTAACCCTATTGAGGCTATGATCGGTTGTAAAAAGAAAGTAAAAAATATAACAGGGGCTGAAAAGGAGCTCAATTTAAATCCAGGCATAAAGCATGGCACAGAATTTGCAATGGCCGGTGCAGGATTTTCCGATCCGCATCGTACACATATTAAGGGAAGATTTGTAACTGTTGTAGAAATTGAACCTACATCAATTACCGATCCTGCGATTGTATCAAAGTTGAGAAACATTAATAAAGAGATAAACGGTGAGTCTTGACTCACATACCGATCTGTGTTAAAGTCGTTAATTAGTTTTTTTAAAGGAGAATCACATGGTTGAACCTAGCGATAATTTACAAGCAGTTTTCGAAAAAGCTATCGAAGCTGCTAAGAAATTACATCACGAATATATCACCATAGAACATTTGCTTTATGCAATCCTCATGGACGACTCGTTCGTAAAATGTTTACAAGGGTACGGCGCAAATCCTGATAATATGAGGAAATTGCTAACGGACCACTTAAACACTAAATGCGCACAAATTACTGTACCCGACGTGGTAGTAAAGCCCAAGAAAACCCAGGCAGTTGAAAGGGTATTAAATAAAGCATTTACACAAGTATTGTTTAACGGTCGACAAAAGATTGAACCGACTGATGTTTTTGTAGCATTAATGACTGAAAAACATAGCTGGGCATTCTTTTATCTACAACAATCAGAAATTGAAAAAGATAAGTTCTCAGATTACTTACATAATTCCTTCGACGAGGATGAGGACGAAGGAGAACAACCAAGCATGGATCCAGCCAGCAATAAGGCACTAGCATCGTTTACTACAAATCTAAATGAGCAAGTTGCTAAAAATAAAATCGACCCTGTTATTGGTCGTGTAGACGAACTTGAAAATATTGCACTAGCATTAGGTCGTCGCAGCAAAAATAATGTTATTCTAGTCGGCGATCCCGGTGTAGGTAAAACTGCAATTGCGGAAGGTTTGGCATATAACATTGTTAAGGAGGCAGTCCCCGACTTTTTGAAAGATTATACAGTTTATAATCTCGACATTAGTGCAATGCTTGCAGGAAGCAAGTATCGAGGAGATTTTGAAGAAAGATTTAAAAATGTTATTAAAGCTCTTCAAAAGAAAGGAAAGTGTGTGCTGTTCATCGACGAAGCACATATGATTAGCGGTGCAGGATCATCCGGAAGCAATGCAAACGACCTTGCCAATATGATGAAGCCTGCTCTTAGCAAAGGAAACATTAAAGTTGTTGCATCAACTACTTGGGAAGAATTCCGCAAGCATTTCGAAAAAGATCGAGCACTTATGCGTCGATTCCAACGTATCACAGTCGACGAGCCAACTCAAGAAGTCACCTTGCAAATCTTGAAGGGTATTAAGAAATACTACGAAGGACATCATAAGGTAAAAATTAAAGACGATGCACTTCAGGCTGCAATTAAGTTGTCAGTAAAATATCAAGCAGACAAGAAGTTGCCCGATAAGGCTATTGATCTTATTGACTGTGCATGTTCTAGATTTAACTTAAAGTTAGCCGAAGACAGAATTGTATCTGAATCTGAGATTCAATTTGAATTAAGTAAGATGGTTAATTTGCCTGCCGAACAAGTTATGGAAACTGAAAGTGTATGCTTGGCAAAGTTGCAAGAAGGATTAGAAAATGATGTCTACGGACAAGACCTTGCAATTGAAGAAGTAGTAGATAAGATTATTGTTGCACAAGCCGGACTTAAGGCAGAAAATAAGCCAATTGGTTCGTTTGTATTTATGGGGCCAACAGGATGTGGTAAGACTGAAACTGCTAAATCCTTAGCAAAGCATTTAGGAGTTAACCTGCTCAGATTTGATATGAGTGAATATCAAGAGCAACATAGCATTAGTAAGCTCATCGGAAGTCCTCCGGGGTATGTAGGATTTGAAGAAAATGCCGGGCAGCTTATAACACAAATTCAAGAGCATCCAAATGCTGTATTGTTATTAGACGAAGTAGAAAAGTCACATCCTGATGTAACTACTATTTTGCTTCAGCTAATGGATAACGGATTTGTTACAGGTAGCAATGGTAAAAAGGCAGACTGTCGTAATATCATCCTTATTCTAACTACAAATGCCGGTGCACGAGAAGCTGAAAAGAATGCAATCGGTTTTGGAGCTCAAAGAAAAGAATATAGTGATGCCGAATTAAATAAATTCTTTACTCCAGAGTTTCGCAACAGGCTCGACGGTATTGTAACATTTAACAAACTTGATAAGTCAACTTCTATTAAGATTGTAAATAAATTTATTGACGAACTTAGATTGCAAGTTAAGGATAAAGGTATTAAGATTAAAGTTAATAAGGATGCCGTTAACTGGTTACTTGAACGAGGATTTGACGACAAGATGGGTGCAAGACCACTACAACGGGTAATCGACAAAGAAATTAAACGCGATCTTGCTAAATTAATGTTATTCGGAGACTTGAAGAACGGAGGCACATTGTCAATTAGTGTAGCCGACAATAAACTTGTACTTGTTACAAAGCCAAAGTTGCCTAAGGTACAGTTATTAACAACCGAACTTGTTAATGATATTTTATAGGCCTCTTAAGAAATTATACAAAGGAAGATATCAATACAAAATTGTGTTGGTATCTTCCGGAGTATCTCTATTTAGGAGTGGCGACTTAGATAAAATTTTTAAGAATTTATCTGAAATCGTTATTGAACCAAAATTAGATGATAAATTTTATACCTACACTCTAGTCAAAAGTCAGGAAGATTTAGATTATCTATTTGATGTTTATCAAGCTCTGTTATCAATTAACGACTTCTCAATTCGGGTAGAAAGTCCTTGGTTATCGATTTATTTTTCGTCAGAAGCTGATGTTAATACTTTAAAAAATATTAACGAAGCTCGAGTAAAATATATCTATCAACCATCAGCTATTTTATCCGAAGGAGAAATTGTATCAACATTACCTTTTGATTACAAGGTACATTTTAAAAATACTGCTAGTAAGCAAGAAAGTTTTCTTTTATGGGCAACTGATAATAAAAATATTCGTTTGCCAAAAAGCACTATTAATGCGTTAAGTCACGCTATCAAGTATCCTCCTAGTTTATATTTCTATATTACTGGGGATAAAAATCTCACTATGGCTAAGATGCATCTTGGCTCTATCATCACTCGAGTTGAAAAAATAGTACGTCCCGCAGCATAAATACCATATATATTTTGGATTTATTATGCGAATTAAAGATCTGTTTGAAAATAAGCATCAAAACTTTGACGAGTTCGTCGATCCCGAAAAAGGATTAATGTACGATCTCGCCGAAGATTTGATCTATTACATGAACCACGACGACGATACTTACAGAACTCATGTCTATCCATCTCTTGTAAAATGTTTACATAAGATGGGCAAAAACTCAAAAGTCGATTCGGGAATGTTTAAAGAAACTGCAATAAACAGTTACAAAAACTATTGCCAAAGTTATCCTGTAAAAGGACTTCCCCGAGATTTAGACGAAGAAACCCTTAAAGAAGTCTGTGATAAGTTTTATGAAGAAATTTGTAAACATAAAGAAGAAGGAAGATACGAATGAAAATATCGGAAATTATTACAGAAGGCGGAAATAAGCCGTTGTCAAAAGTAGCAAAGTCGAGCATTAAAGGGGCAGTTACTACACCCGATGCTAACAACAATGCAGGCGATTCATATAAAAATTATCGCTTTGGGTTAGCACTAGCAGGTGCGCCAGATTATCCAACAAAGGCTACTAACGATATCGGGGGGGATCCTTTGCTTACTACATACACTGATGAAGAATGGCAAATGATACAATATGCAGGGAAGCAATCCGGTGTCGGTCCGTTAAAACGTATCTCATCAAATAGAAGCGAAGAACTATCAGATACATATAAAACTAGTCCAATTTCTAAACCTAAGAAAAACAAATACGGTATATGAAACAATACAAAATTACATCACAGAACATTCCTGTAAAATCTGAAGAAGATTGTTATCTTGCCCCTGACGATCCTGTACATGAATTAATTGCTACTCAAATAATGGACGGACTAGGTGCACAAGCTCGATTAGACGAATATCGTGCAAAACAATCTTCTAACAAAGTAGAATGTGATAAAGGACGATATCAAAGAGAAACTAATATTAAACCAGGAACTCCGGCATGGTTCGAGTTATGGTACGGAGACAAAAGATGAAGATTAGTGAATTGTTGGGTGAAAATGCTACAATGGGCGCAACTATGGCTGCTAACGTATCAATCGGTCCTGCATATAAGAATAAACCAGTAAAACAACCTAAAAACAAAGACGGTACTGCTAAGAATGCTCTAGATATGAAGGCTAATCTGTTAACGGGCGGAAGCATCAAACGATAAATATAATATAAACATTGGAGTTAACCCATGAGTAGGAAACAACTTGACGAACTTCTCGACACAAATTTTAGTGCATCAACAGCACCTGTCGAAAAATTTACACCACCACCACAAACAGATACATCATCTACCGATTTTCTTCCAGACGGAGAAGTAGACAGAGAAGGAGCAATGGCCAAAGCTGATCTAAGCAAGCTAGCCAAATATGCTACAAAATTATACAATAAACTTGAAGATGAAACTCAGATGGAAGCATGGGTTCAAGCAAAGATTACTAAGGCAGCAGACTATATTGCATCTGTTTATCATTATCTAGAATATGAAATGGATTTTAGTAACTACGGTCATAAGCTAGACAATGCTGAAATGATGAATGAAGATCAAAAGGCTGAATTACGTAGCAAGTTAATCGAAGCACGTACCAAGATTGCAGAACTTAAAAAACTTCAAGCACAGAAATTAGAAGAAGGAAAGAAGTCAAAACCGGATTTTCTTGATTTAGATAAAGACGGTGATAAGAAAGAGCCAATGAAAAAAGCGTCTAAAGAAAAGAAACTTGACGAAATCTCCGACGAAACTAAGAAGGCATATCGTGGCAAACATGAAGAACTCGGTAAAAAGATGCAAGATGCTGCAAAGGCCGGGGATAAAGCAAAAGTTTCGAAGCATTTAAAGGGTCTTAGCAATAGTCTTAAAGATTCACCAAAAAGTAAGCAACAAGTTCAAGAATCAATGGCTGCTAATCATTTAGTACATGAGATCTCCAACGAACTAATTTCTAAAGGAATATCTAGCGAAGATATTACTAGTTCAGAAGATATTGCATTTTATATTAAAGAAAATCGCAGAACACTTTTACATTGGAACGCACTAAGTGAAGATGAAAAAGACAATTTAGTTGATGAGATTGCAAATGCTGTATACGATTCAACCTCGTCTGACGAAAACGAAGGAATGTATGAATCTTCTAAGCCAAGTGCAGGACTTTCAGCTAAGAAGAAATCTGCAACTGTAAAGAAAGCAAAGGCAGGCGGAGATATCGGTAAGCCAGGTAAGAACTTTAAAAAGGTCTCTGATAAGGCTGCAAAGAAGTATGGTAGCAAAGAAAAAGGCGAAAAAGTTGCTGCGGCTGCTATGTGGAAGAACATTAAGAAAGAAGATGTACAACTAAATGAATTAAGTAAAGAAACTTTAAAAAGCTATGCTGATAAAAAAGGCGATCAAATGTTTAAAGACAAGAAGCCAGCAAGCGGAAAGGATCTTACAAACTATCGTAATGCTATTGAAAAGATGCATAAGAAAGATGACGCAGTAGTTAAAGAAGCTGTTAAAAAAGCTAAAAAAGATTACGATGGCGACGGTAAGGTTGAGTCAGGTAAGGACGAGTACTTAGGTTCTAAAGACAAAGCAATTAAGAAAGCAATGGGCAAAAAGGATTGTGTTAAAGAAGCTGTTAAAGCTCAAAAGGACTATGACGGCGACGGTAAAGTTGAGTCAGGTAAGGACGAGTACTTAGGTTCTAAAGACAAAGCAATTAAGAAAGCAATGGGCAAAAAGAGCCAAGAAGGCGCAGAACAAGTAAACGAAAGTACAGATCTTAATCGTCTAAAAGAGTTCTTAACTCGATTAAACGGATAATATTATGGATATGAAGAAAATTCTACAGGCTTTAGATAATACTGCATCTAAGCCTGTAGGAGGATCTGACGATATTAAAAAGTCATTAGAAATTATTAAAGAAGGGGCTAATCCACACAAGGTTAGCCTTCCTGTTCAAATGGCTATGAGTCATTATCAAAAATCAGAACCTATAAAAGAAACTAAAAATTCATTGTTTAAACAATATGTTGCAGAAGCCGAGGAAGACTTTAATGCACAAAAAGCATTAGAACAGCAACGTATATTAATGTATTCTAGAAAAATTGCAAATCGTGTAATGGAGTCAAAACGACCGGAACAAGATCCACGTTTTGCTCAAAGTGCTATTCAAAAAGAAATTAAAGATTTAACTCAATCCCTTGAAGAAGCACAACACGCACTAGCAAAAGCAAAAGAAATCAATAGAAGTATTCGATACGACGATACAGTTACAAATATCATTCTTCAAATAATCGAAGTTGGAGAATCTGTCGGTATTCAACGTTCTCATTTCCAGTATGCAGAAAGTACTATTGCAGAAGCATATAATGGTGTTGAATCAGCAATACTTGAATTAGAAGAACCATTTACGTATCTTATTTCCGAAATCGAAGATCGAATCGAAAATTTAGGATATGATCTAGAAGATTTGCAACAAGGCAAACCTATCGATCTTAACGAAGGCACCGATTTTAATCCACCGGATATTATCAAGCTCGATGTTCCCTTATTACTACGATTATTAGAATATGCAAAAGAAGATGCTAAAACTGATATGGATCTTCATAATGTAACTACTATGCTTATAAATTTAAGCAAAGAAGGCGATATATTAAACATGAATAATTATGATCAAATAGTAGGAGATCAAAAATTATTACCCGAACCAACAAACGAAGCATGTTGGAAAAATTACAAACAAATTGGAATGAAAAAGAAAGGTAAGAGAATGGTTCCAAATTGTGTTCCGAAAAAAGGAAAATAATATGGATTTGAGAGACTTAATAAGTAAGCTAGATTCTATTTCTGAACAAGAAGAATATGATATCGAAGCCGGTAAAAAATTAAACCAAGATAAGTGGAAATTTGCTGAAAAACAAAAACACTTATACGGCTTACTTCAACAGCTACGTGCTTTAATAAACAAGCAGTCGAATCCAACATCTCTCGAAGAAGCATTAGTTCAAAGTTTTGGATATCAAGTCAACGAGATGGATATGGACCGTCTTGCAACTGCATCTGCTTCTAATGCAACATCTGCACCTGTATCAGGAGATGGAATATTAAAGACTATCGGTAAAAAGATTGCATGGCCTGTAACTGCTGCGGCTGCTATATGGGATGCTTACGAACAAATTACACAACTGCCAAGAAACGTTCCTCAAGAAACTTTCGAAAAAGAAGTGGCTAAAATTATTGGAAATGTAGTCGGGGAATACGGAGTTTTTGCAGTAGGTGCCGGAATTGGCGCTGCGTTAGGAGGAGCATCAGGACCGGGAGCATTAGTATCAGGTATTGCTGGCGGAGTTGCTGCACAATGGGCATTTGGAGATGATGTGAATCAGTTAGTGAGCTATATTGTAGATTACTTTTATTCTCCAGACTCGGCACCACAACAAACTACCTCTCCACAACAACCTACAACAGCAAGTGCTTCAAATAACGAAACTGCTCCGGTCATAAAAGACTTACAAAGTGCATTAGAAAAGTTAGGATTTAGTGTGGGTTCTCACGGAAAAGACGGTATTTTTGGTCCTGATACACTTGCAGCTTTAAAGCAATATACCTCTGCAAATAATTTACCTAGTGATTTAGATGCAATATACAAACTTTTAAATGTTACAGCACCGGCTAACACTAATCAAATTTCGGAGTTGAGATCAACATTAGATAAAATTGACGAGGCTAAAGTTCCTTCTAGATTTTTACAATACGCAAAAAATGTCATCAATGCTGTAAAAGGAAAAGTATCAAATTTTGTTAGTAACAATCGTTTACTAACAACAATAGCAACTATTGCGGCGGGAGGATATGTATGGGACAATTACGGAAACGTAATTCAATCGAAAGCACATGAATATGCTCCTGGTATAGTTTCTGAACCTAAACCCGAGGAACCTGCTACTCCTACTGTATCGAACGCACCGGCTCCAGGTACAGCAGCTAGTACTACCTCAATTGATACTACGCTAGCAAAGTTAATCAGCGATATTAAAGTTGATATTACTGATTTAAAGAGAATTACAAATCCTGAAATTAAGGCCGACGCACAAAAAGCAATTGCACATGCAGAACAAACATTAAAAATGTATGCTCCTGGCATGTAATCAATATCATCAATTAACTTGAACATATCTAATATATAACGTATCATTAAGGCACAAAGGAGAAAATAATGGCAAATAGAGCATATGGCCCAGAAGAAAAGGCAAAACTTGAAAGACTAATTGTCGAAGGATCAACGGTTCTTCGTGAGATTGAAGATTTACAAGAAGGTTTAAGAGACACAGTAAAATCTGTAGCTGAAGAACTACAAGTAAAAGCTAGTGTAATTAACAAAGCAATCAAAATTGCACACAAAGGTAACTGGCAGGATCATAACTCCGATTGGGAAGAAATCGAAGCTATCCTCGATGTTACAAAACGTATCTAAATACGTATAAGGGAAAGGCAGGCGGGCCATAATCCGCATTATTGGTGTTGCGAACCGGAAGTCGCAAAGGAAACAACATGACTATTCAACACTTCAAATTTGAAGCATGTGAACCATGCTTATCTATTCAAAATAAAGATATTGTAGAATTACAAATCAAAAATACTTCTTTAGCAAGGAGTAATTATGAGCTACGTTGATGCATACTACGATAGAGACAACGACATTATTAAAATCGTTGAAAGAAATAAAAAAGGTGATCGAGAGTTCCGAGATGTTCCTGTAAAGCATACATTTTATTACTCTGACCCTAAAGGAAAATATCAAAGCATTTACGGAGATCCTGTATCAAAGGTTGTTTGTAAAAATACAAAAGATCTGAGAAAAGAGCTTGCAATTGCTAGTAATAAAAAGATATTTGAATCTGATATTAATCCTATATTCGTTTGTTTAAGTGAAAACTACTTAAATCAAGATGCTCCAAAACTTAACATTGCGTTTTTCGACATCGAGGTAGATTTTGATCCAGAAAGAGGCTATGCAAGTACAGACGACGCATTTATGCCGATTACTGCTATCTCAGTATATTTACAGTGGCTAGACACTCTAGTATGTTTTGCTGTTCCTCCAAAAACTTTAACGATGGAGGAAGCAACTGAACTTGTGAAAGATTTTCCAAATACTCTTTTATTTGAAAAAGAATCTCACTTACTGGATGCATTCTTAGACTTAATCAAAGATGCCGATGTTTTAAGTGGCTGGAACAGTGAAGGATATGACGTACCGTATACTGTAAACAGAGTAACTAAAAGTTTATCAAAAGACGATACTAGAAGATTTTGTCTATTTAATCAGTATCCTAAAAAGAGAGAATACGAAAAGTATGGAAAGACTGCAAATACATACGACTTTGTAGGCAGAGTTCATCTTGATAGCTTAGAACTATATCGAAAATACACATATGAAGAACGACATAGTTACCGACTCGATGCTATTGCAGAATATGAGTTAGGTGAACGTAAAACTGCATATGAAGGTACGTTAGATCAATTATATAATAATGATTTTAAGACCTTTATCGAATATAATAGACAAGATACCATGCTCTTAGAAAAGTTAGATCGAAAACTTAAATTTATTGATCTAGCTAATACTCTTGCACACGAAAATACTGTACTTCTACAAACTACTATGGGAGCTGTAGCAGTAACCGAACAGGCTATTATTAATGAAGCACATAGAAGAGGATTTATTGTACCTAATCGTGCTAAAAGAGACGAAAATGTTGATACAAGAGCAGCAGGAGCATATGTTGCATATCCGAAAGAAGGACTACATGATTGGATTGGATCTTTAGATATTAACTCACTGTATCCGTCTGTAATTCGTGCATTAAATATGGGTCCAGAAACTATTATCGGACAATTGCGCCCTGAACGAACAGACTCTTATATATCTGCTCAAGTTGCTAAAGGAAAATCATTTGCAGCAGCATGGGAAGGATTATTTGCAACATTCGAATATGATTCTGTTATGAATAATGAAATAGGATCGAATATTACTATCGACTGGGAGAATGGAGATAGTGATGTAGTAAGTGCTGCCGAAGTATATCGATTAATTTACGAAAGCAATCAACCGTGGATGCTTAGTGCAAATGGTACGATCTTTACATGGGAAAAAGAAGGTATTATCCCTGGATTGTTAAAACGCTGGTATGCTGAACGTAAAGAAATGCAGGCAAAACTTAAAGAATGCATCAATGCAGGCAATAAGATTGAAGAGGAATACTGGGATAAACGTCAGCTTGTTAAGAAGATTAACCTAAATAGCTTATACGGTGCTATTCTTAACCCAGGATGCAGATTCTTCGATAAACGCATCGGACAATCAACAACATTAACTGGTAGACAAATTGCTAAACATATGGCGGCTAAGGTTAATGAGATTATTACAGGCAAATATGATCACGTAGGCAAGGCTGTAATTTATGGTGATACAGACTCTTGTTACTTTTCAGCATATACTACTCTTATAGATGATATCGAAAAAGGACTAATACCTTGGAGTAAAGAAGCTATTGCAAACTTATATGATCAAATAGCTGTTGAAGTAAACGGTACATTCCAGCAATTTATGCTTGATCAGTTTCACTGCCCTAAATCAAGAGGTGAAGTAATTAAAGCTGGTCGAGAAATTGTCGGTTCAAAAGCATTGTTTATTACTAAAAAGAGATATGCTGTGCTAGTTTACGATAAGGAAGGAAAACGGAAGGATAAAGACGGAAGACCCGGCGAAATTAAAGCTATGGGACTAGATTTGAAAAGATCAGATACTCCGGAGTTTATCCAAGACTTCTTAAGTGAAATATTAGAAATGGTTCTAACAGGATCAGTCGAACAAGAAGTATTAGATCATATCAGTCAATTTAGAACTTTATTCAAATCTAGACCAGGTTGGGAAAAAGGTAGCCCAAAGAGAGCTAACAATATTACCGATTACGAAAATAAGGAAAAGAAACAAGGTAAAGTTAATATGCCCGGGCATGTAAGGGCAAGTATCAACTGGAATACTTTGAAGAAGTTATATGACGACAAGTATTCAATGAGTATTACCGACGGAGGAAAGGTTATTATTTGTAAATTAAAAAATAATCCGTTAGGCTTTACTAGTGTTGCATACCCTGTAGATGAACTAAGATTACCGCAGTGGTTCAAAGAACTTCCTTTTGATCATGCCGAGATGGAAGCAACCATTATAGATAAGAAGCTAGATAACTTGATCGGTGTACTCGAGTGGGATATATCTAGTACAAACGAAAAGAATACATTTAGTAGTTTATTTGATTTTCGATAAGAATAATTCTTGACTACACTTAGTAACCTAAATATAATAACGAATACGGAGAACAATATGAAAGATTTTTTACAAGATTTAGTTGCACATACATTACCGCTAGATGGGATCGAATTACTTAAAATTACAGCATCTCAAGACGAAACATTAATTGAATCATTATCGGCTACTAAGTCGGCAATTCTTAGTGCTACTACAAAGGTTCCGATGTCTGAATTTGAAGGAGTATTCGGAATGCCTAACTTAAACAAATTGGACATTCATTTAAAGTGCCCGATGTACAAAGAAAATGCAACTATCGAAGTTGAATATTCTGTTAAAAATGACGAGAAGGTTCCATCGAGCTTACTTTTCTCAAACGAAACTAACGACTTCAATAACTCATATAGATTTATGAGTTCTGAATTAGTTAAAAATAAATTACCACAAACTACATTTAAAGGCGCAGTGTGGGATATTGATATTAGTCCTTCTGTATTAAGTATACAAAAGCTAAAATTTCAAGCAAATGCACATTCCGAAGAAACTGTATTCGAAGTTAGCACTAACAATAACAACTTAATTTTTAGTTTTGGTGACTCTAGTACACACGCAGGATCATTTATTTTTGAACATAATGTGTCATCACCGCTAAAACGCACATGGGAATATCCTGTAAAAGAAACATTAAGCATCTTAGGTCTATCTGGAGATAAGACCATGAAGATTTCTAATGCGGGCGTTATGCAAATTACAATCGATAGCGGAATTGCCGAATACAACTATTTCTTACCGGCAAATACAAAATGATCGAAGACGACTTTAATTTAGAAACATTTGTAGATTTGTTCGACACAGCAATGATGTCGGACAATCCTACAGTTAAAAAGGCTTTTAAAAATCTAATGTTAGTTGCGACACTTGTTAATTCAGAAAATGATCCTAAAATAGGACCATTAAGAGAAATGGTTAAAACTATTGAAGATTTACAACAAAGAGTAAGAGTACTCGAAGCAAATAAGTACAGCACTTACGGACCTGTTACTATGCCAGCAACATCGACCCAGCCTCCGACCTGGATAGTTCCGACTCCTACAGTTGGATCACCTCAGACATATAATCAAACTATATCCACGGTAGGGATTGCTCCGACATATACTTCTTCTCCATTAACATCTAATCTTAGCTATTCATTAGACAATGTATATAACAAATTGGATGGTAAATGAATAAAGATTTAACCACAACACAAAAAGACTATGCTGTATTCTTGCCAGCAACGTCGGGATTCTATTCTACTTTTATTGGGAAACAGCGATACGGTAATTATGTAGATCCTGCTCGTATTCCTGCATCTTTTGCTAATGGGATCGAAAGTTTAAACTACTTAGATCCCGTTAAAGGATCATTTTACTATAACTGGTGCTTATACTCTGCAGGACATGCTAACTTAGATCTTACAAAGCATGACGAAAAAGAAGACATGTTTCGTAACCGAGATCGAACCACTAGTTGGGTATTAGGAGACTCGGGCGGATTCCAGATAGGTAAAGGAGTATGGGCAGCCGATTGGAAGGATCCTAATTGCCCAAAGGCTCAAAAAAAGAGGGAACAAGTACTTACATGGATGGATTCTTTAATGGATTACGGTATGTGCTTAGATATTCCTGCATGGGTTGAAAGAAGTCCTACCGGTCGAGCTGCTACTGGCATTACAAGTTATGCAGAAGCTGTACAAGGAACTTATATTAATAACGACTGGTTTATTAATAATCGTAACGGTAATTGCAAATTTTTAAATGTTCTGCAAGGAGAAAGTTTTAACGAAGCAGACGACTGGTATGATCGCATGAAGAAGTATTGCGATCCGAAAGTATACGGAGATCGTGCATTTAACGGATGGGCAATGGGTGGACAAAACATGTGTGATGTTCATCTAGTTCTTAAAAGATTAGTAGCTTTAAGATTTGACGGTCTTTTAGAACAAGGATTGCACGATTGGATGCACTTCTTAGGAACTAGTAAATTAGAATGGGCGTGTTTACTTACTGATATTCAACGAGCTGTTCGAAAATATCATAATCCAAATTTCACTATTAGTTTCGATTGTGCAAGTCCGTTCTTGGCAACTGCAAACGGACAAATTTATATTGTTACTGAAACTAATGATAGAGAAAAGTGGGTTTATCGCATGATGAAAAGTGCCGATGATAAAAAGTATGCAAATGATATTCGACTATTTAAAGATGCGGTTGTACAGGACAAAATATTTAAAAAAGGTAAAAAAAGTGCATACGGATTTGAACCTAGTCCATTGATCGATCAGGTACCTATTAAAGACATTTGTATTTACGCACCCGGCGATTTAAACAAAATAGGCAAAGAAGGAAAGACTAGTTGGGATAGTTTTAGTTATGCTATTCAAATGGGGCACAATGTTTGGCATCATATTAACGCTGTTCAAGAGGCAAATCGACAATATGATGCACATTGTATTCCTGCAATGCTATCTGTTGTAGATTCGAATAAAAAAGTTCATAAAGAATACCCATACGGACATTTCTTTAAAAATATTGTTGATGCTATTTTTGCTACTAGCGATCGAGGTGTTGCCGAAGGGATAATTGAAGAATGTAAAAGATATTGGTTGGATATACCCGGAACAAGAGGTGCTGTTGGTTCTAAAACTATTAGTGCTAGACATAAATTTGGAGAGCACTTTGTTCAAGAAGATCCTGACTTTGAAAAGGAAATTGAAATATTTGATAAAGATGGGGAGTTTACCCCTGCGGCTGTAGATAAGTTAGAAGAATTAGAGGACAATATTGATGAAACGTAATTATACAGACGGCTCTGCAGAAAACATTAAGTTTTTTACCGGATATGAAGTCGAACACACTCCTGCATATGGAATGCACACGTTATTTGTAGTAGGGGTACAATTAGTTAAAGACATCGAAGATTGTTTAGCAATTTCAACCTATGAAACTAGCCATATCTTTTTTGGTGCGAATCACAGCTACGATCCGTACGGATATGAGCAACATGAAGAATGGGAATCTATGATAAAGTATTTCTTAGATAAAGATTACTTGTGCTCGTTAGATATTCCAATGAGTCAAGTTGAAGAATTTAACGAAAGCTGTTTATGTGAATATAATAACTTTATTCCACAAATTCGCGTTCCGATTCCGTATACTAAACTATGGAACTACAACACTACTATTAAAATTGATGATAAAGATTTTAATGCAACTAATCCAGGTGTATGGTCTCATAGTTTGCACACGTTAATGGACAAAAATGCATTTACGTCCTGGACTGCTTACAAAAACGATAATATTATTAAATAAGATTTATTCTTATTTGTTGACATACTACTCTATTTTTTATACAATAATAATATGAATAAAGAAACATCAATGATTTGGGTAACATTTAGCCGTGAAGGAATTCATTGTTATCCAGAGGCAGCAACTAATCCTAATTTAAATGATGTTGCATTTTTATCACATCCGCATCGTCACATGTTCCATTTTAAAGTATGGATTGAAGTACAACACGACGATCGTGAAATCGAATTTATTCAGTTTAAGAGATGGCTTGAAGGACTATATGGCACTAGCACACTTGAACTGAATCACAAATCCTGTGAAATGCTTGCACGTGAACTTTACGAGCAAATTAGTTACAGGTATCCAACTCGTGAGACTTGGATTGAAGTAAGCGAAGATGGCGAAAACGGCTGTCTTCTAAAATTTTTAAACCATTAATAAAAGAGAAATATAAAAATGGCTACTAACGAAAGATACTCAAACAAACAATCTAAGCAACGTTATTTTGATCGTCGCCCTGATATTGTTAAGATTTTTGATGATCTAGACTTGTTCCTTAATTTTTGTCGTATCGAATTACTTCCATTTAACCCAGCAGACCTTTATAATAAACATTCAAGGGTTTGGCAATCTTATGAAAAGAGTACAAGGCCACGTAAGCCTTGGAATGGGGAGAAAAAGCCTTGGAATCAAAATAAACAGTCTCAGGGCGCAAGAGTCAATAAACCAAGGTCTCACTAATGACAATTTTTCTAGTTGATCTAGAAGCAGTTGATACAAGGTACACGGGTCAGTGGAAGACCCATGTACCTTCCATGCTTAAAGAAAAAGGACATGAAGTATACATTATATCAGGCCCTGCTGACATCCCAGCTGCTACTACTCCCGGCGCTTTTCTTAATTTTGGCGGCACCAACATATACAAGGCTGCACAAGTGGAAAGTATATCTAGACTCTTCACGGCAGGCAAGATTGTTGCTGGCGATCATTTTGTCTTTACAGATGCTTGGCATCCTGGCATTATCAACTTAAAGTATATGAGCGAGTTGCTACAAATTCCTGTAACAATTCACGCATTATGGCATGCCGGCAGTTATGACCCGCAAGACTTTTTAGGACGACTTATCGGAAATACACCTTGGGTCAGACACGCAGAAAAAAGTTTTTTTCACGCAATCGATCATAACTATTTTGCCACTAATTTTCATATAGAACTATTTTGCAACGAGTTATTAGAAAGCATTGTAGGGCTTCGTGAAAATCACGACAATAACAAAATTGTTAGATCCGGATGGCCTATGGAGTACATGCAGGACACTTTACTTCCATTTACTAGTCTACAAAAAAGAGACTTAATTTTATTTCCACATCGTATTGCTCCAGAAAAGCAGATCGAAATTTTTAAAGACTTGGAAAAACATCTTCCGCAATATGAATGGGTTGTATGTCAAGAACAGAAACTTACTAAGGACGAATATCATAAATTATTAGGTGAGGCTAAGATGGTCTTTAGTGCTAATTTACAAGAAACTCTTGGAATTAGTATGTATGAAGGCTGTTTACTTGATGCAATTCCTATGGTTCCGGATCGGTTAAGCTACTCGGAAATGTACGAACCAATCTTTAAATACCCAAGCGAATGGACTGAATCATTTGAACTATACGAAATCTATCGTGTTGATCTATGTAAAACAATTATGGATCATATGAACTTCTACACAACTCGTCTACCATGGTTAAAAAAGCAAGCAAAATCGCTAACCTATGACTTCTTTTCGGCAGACGAGTTATATAAAGAGTTAGCATCTAAAAAGAATGGCAACTAAGTCACAAACATGTGATCCTAACGATATCACTAGTCTAGTATGCAGTAACATTATAGGAAATAATGGAAGTTATATAACAAGTGCAAACAATACAGTAAGTTGGACTACTCCAAGTACTGTATTTCATGCTAATAGTAATCCAGTAATGAGCATACCATCAAATGGTAATGAGGTTATTGTAGAACCATCAGCAGCATTAAATGTTAAAGGAACCATTGTGATGAACGGTGAAGATTTAAGCAAAAGATTAGAAAGGATTGAAACGCTTTTAAACATTCCTTCCCGAGATGTAGAAATGGAAAAAGAATTTCCTAAATTAAAACACCTGTGGGAAGAATACAACTCAGAACTAGAAAAATATAAAACTTGGAAAAGGCTAAAGAATGAAGATCGAAAAACTTAAAAACAAGACTTTTAAAAAAATGGCATTAGATATCTGCCGACAAATTGAAGGAAGCGGTTGGAAGCCGGATTATATCGTAGGGCTTACTCGAGGAGGTTTAGTTCCTGCCGTATATCTTAGCCATTACTTTAATATTCCTATGAATACCCTAAAAATTTCATTAAGGGATCATGAAGATATGGAAAGTAATTGCTGGATGTCAGAAGATGCATTTGACGGTAAGAATATATTAATTGTTGACGATATTAACGATACCGGGGCAACTCTTAATTGGATAATGGACGATTGGAAATCTACTTGCCGCCCTAAAGAAGATCACTGGAATACAAAGGTCTGGAATCACAATGTTAAATTTGCAGTATTAGTTGACAATCTATCTAGTAAGTGTAATGCAAAAATGGATTTTTGTGGAATGGAAATTAACAAAGCAAACGAAGATGTTTGGATTGAATTTCCGTGGGAGAGATTTTCAAAGTGAGTGATTTGACTATAGAAGAATTACAAGAAAAGATTAATCAAGTTGTAAAGGATCTTGAGAATTTAAATCAGGCTGGCGAAAGTGGTAGAAAGTTTGAAGTTTTGAACGAATATAAAAAATATCTCGAAGATGAACTTCATAATATTAAACGTAATCATTGACAAAGATCTAAATAAGAATGTATATTAATGATATATCGCAATCCACTGCGTTATCATCGGAGAAACTATGGAAATAAAAAACACACCAATAAGCGACATTATTCGTACAAGAATTTATCAAGCAAATAAAAGATTTCACTGTAACGACAACATTGCAGACTACATTCGAGAAGGAGAGTTAGATCTATTAGTCGACGAAGTAGCAGACAAGTTCGAAGATGTCCTCGATTCGTTAGTAATAGATCTTGACAACGATCATAATACACACGATACTGCAAGACGTGTTGCTAAAATGATGATTCTTGAAACATTTAGCGGCAGATATCGTCCTGTACCAAAAGTTACTGCATTTCCAAATATGGGTTACAAAAGTTTATACACTACTGGGCCTATTTCAATTAGATCGACTTGCGCACACCATTTTCAAAATATTGTAGGAAAATGTTGGGTCGGCATCGTTCCTGATGAGGAAGTCATCGGCCTTAGTAAATTTAATCGATTAGTGCATCATATTTGTGAACGTCCGCAGATTCAAGAAGAAATGACTACACAGATTGCAGATGCTTTACAAGAATATGCAAAGACACAGCATATTGCAGTTGTTGTTAAAGCAGAACATCATTGTATGACTATGCGAGGAGTTAGAGAACACGAAAGTGATATGACTACTGCTATCATGCTCGGTGCTTTCCAATCAGACTCGGCGTTAAAACAAGAATTTTACGATATCTGTTTGTCGATGAAAGGACATAAGTGAAAAACGTTTATCTGTTTCAGCCTCAATATACCATTTTCTTTAATGGAAAATTAAGTAATTGGATCCCATATTCTGTTGGGGTCCTCTGGAACTATGCCTCAAACTTTAAGGATGTAACAGATAACTTTGTATTAAAAGATCTATTTTTTAAAAGAAATCCGATCCCCGAACTTCTTGATAAAATTGAAAATCCAACTATATGTGGGTTTAGTTGCTATATTTGGAATATTGAATACTGTCTAGTTGCGGCAGAAGAAATAAAAAGAAAATGGCCCGAATGTGTAATATTATTCGGCGGACCTCAAATTAGCAAAAGATATCTTTCTTATTCTTTTATAGATTGCATAGTTCTAGGAGAAGGTGAAGAAGCATTTGTTAAAATTTTAACAGATATACATAAAGGAAATAAGTTAGATTCAATTGTTCCAAAAACTCGACTACAAGATTTATCCCATTCCGGGCCATACGTTAGCGGAGTGTTCGATCGTCTTCTCGAAGAAAATCCGGACATTACATGGAATGTAACTATCGAAACTAATAGAGGATGTCCTTATTCCTGTAGTTTTTGCGACTGGGGGAGTCTTACCTATTCTAAAGTTAAAAAGTTTGCACTCGAAAATGTACAACAAGAATTAGATTGGATTCGAGGAAAACCTATCGGATACCTGATGATTGCAGATGCAAATTTTGGTATTTTTAAAGAACGAGATTTAGAACTCGCTAAGTTAATTAAGGCAGCAGCCGACGATTCTTCAGTCGATGTTGTTAATGTACAAGGAGCAAAAAATAGCACCGAGCTAGCATTTGAGATTGAACAAATTTTAGGCGATAAGGCTATCGGAGTTACTATTGCATTGCAAAGTATGAATCCTGATACATTAGATGCTATTCATAGAAAAAATTTGCCTATTAACGATGTAAAAGAATTAATTCGATTGTCAAAAAAATATAATGTACCGTCATACTCGGAATTATTATTAGGCCTTCCTTTAGAAACTAAAGAAACGTGGTGTCGAGGTCTTTGTGAATTACTCGAGATGGGACAGCATAATGCTTTAGAAATTTGGTTTACACAGCTACTCGAAAATAGCGAATTGTCAAAACCCGAATCACGAGAAATGTATCAGCTCAAAAGTGCGATTTACGTTAATTACTACAATTTTAACGAATATAAAAAACACAATCACGACGGAATTAATGAAAAGATTGAACTTGTAATTTCAACAAGCACTATGAATACTCACGAAATGACCGAATCCTATTTATATGGATGGATGATTATACAATGGCATATGCAAGGGTACTCGCAAATTATTTCAAGATATCTACGATTTGTGCATAATGTTCCGTTTAGGACGTTCTATGACTTTTTGCTAGAAAATATTATAACCGACGAAGTTATGTCTAAAAAATATCAATCGTTATATAATACAATCTATACATACCTAACTACGGGTTCACTAGATTCGTCAGTCGGGGGACATGCCTTGCACACTTCAACTAAGGCATGGATGTCAGAAAATCGGTTTGAAATTTTTAATTTTGTTTACGATGTAGGAAAAAAATTGAAGGATATTCCTATATGGGTACACGAATTGCAAAAAGAATTCTTATATAACTCCGAATCGACATATCCAATTTTAATAAATGGAACCTGCGATATTATTAACGAAGTAGACGAATCTGTAACTTATTCTGTACAACCGAAAGATTTAATTATTACAAGTGGTGCGCGTGATAGAAGAACAGGCACATCAAAAAATATCATTTCAATCGTTGACAATACAAACTAATTATTATACAATATATTATGAATCAGATAAAAGTATCAGAACTATTTTATAGTTTACAAGGAGAAGGAAGATACATGGGTGTCCCTTCTGTGTTTTTAAGAACATTTGGATGTAACTTTCAATGTCGGGGCTTTGGAATGCCGAAAGGTAAACTAAGCGAAGAAGCAGATATTATTGCAGAATCGGGGCCATATAGAAATTATGAGTCTTTACCGTTAGCCGATACTGGATGCGACAGTTATGCAAGTTGGCATCCTAAATTTAAAGATCTTAGTCCGTTTAAAAAAATTGACGATTTAGTTGAAGAAATTCTCGACCTACTTCCTTATAAAAAATGGATGGATGAACATCTTGTAATAACCGGAGGTGAACCATTGTTAGGTTGGCAAAAAGCATATCCTGCATTGTTAGGACATCCTAAAATGGTAGAACTTAAAAATATTACATTCGAAACGAATGGTACACAAACACTTGATACAAATTTTAAGTCATACTTATTAAGTTGGATAGAAGAACGCGAAACAAACACTAATAATATTACTTTTAGTGTGAGTGCTAAATTAAGTTGTTCCGGAGAAGCAAGAGAAAATGCTATCCGGCCATCAGTAGTCTGTGAATACGAAGAAGTTGGTTATACATACCTTAAGTTTGTTGTAGCTACCGAAGATGACGTAGAAGAAGCATTAGAAACTGTCGATGTTTATCGAGCAGAAGGATTCGAAGGCCCGGTATACTTAATGCCAGTCGGCGGTGTTAACGAAGTATACAACCTCAATGCAAAGAGGGTTGCTGAACTTGCATTAAAAAATGGACTTAGATATAGTGACAGGCTTCACTTACCGTTATTCGGAAATAGCTGGGGAACTTGATGAAAATTAAAAAGTTTATTAGAGATATTACAGGTATTACTGCTCGAGAAGAACAAGCAAAGGCAGAAGAACTAAAAAGACTAGAGCTTGTTAAAAGAGCAAACGAGTCGTTAAAGAAAGAAAAAGCAGAACTTCGAAAAAAGGCAAAAGAAGAAAAACTTCGTAAACAAGCAGAAGAAGATGCAAAACTTACACCAAAGGAACTTGCTACAAAGCGTAAAGAACCTTGGGTTGACGCACGCTTAAATGTTACTAAGAATAGTGTCAGATACGGCTTTTATGATATCGACTGGAACGAGTATTGGATTTTACAATTAAAGCAAGAAGGATACGGTGTAGACGGAGATCCAGATGAAGCAATCATAGATCGATGGTTACGCGATATCAGTGCATCGGTTGCTGCAGAAGAAGGAATTGATATGTCCGAAAGAGATATGGGATATATTAATATTGTTAAACGTGATGACGGTAAATCAGAGGTTTCATGACATATATTATTGTCGATACAGCAAATACATTTTTTCGTTCTAGACATGTAGTACGAGGTGATGCTAGTATTAAACTCGGCATGGCTTTACATATTATGTTTAACAGCATTAAAAAGGCATGGCAAGATTTTGACGGTGATCATGTAGTCTTTTGTTTAGAAGGTCGTAGCTGGCGTAAAGACTTTTATGAACCTTATAAAAGAAATCGTGCAGAAACAAGAGCCGCAATGTCTCCTAAAGAACAAGAAGAAGATAAGCTGTTCTGGGAAACTTTTGATGAATTTAAAAAGTTTGTAACTGATAAAACTAACTGTACTATTTTGCATCATCCTCAACTTGAAGCTGACGACTTAATTGCAGGATTTATTCAAAGTCACCCTAATGATCAACATGTTATCATTAGTAGCGATTCCGATTTTTATCAATTGTTAGCATCGAATGTAAAACAATATAACGGTATATCCGAAGAACTACACACTATCGAAGGTATTTTCGATAAGAAAGGAAATCCTGTTATTGATAAAAAAACTAAGGAACCTAAGAAAATTCCTAACCCTGAATGGCTCCTCTTTGAAAAGTGTATTAGGGGCGATTCGTCAGATAACGTATTCAGTGCCTTTCCAGGTGTAAGAGTAAAAGGTTCTAAGAACAAAGTAGGATTAACTGAAGCATTTGAAGATCGTAATGGTAAAGGCTATAACTGGAACAACTTAATGTTACAAAGATGGTCCGATCACAACGGTATCGAACATCGAGTTCGTGACGACTACGAACGCAATCGTCGATTAATCGATTTGTCTTATCAACCAGACCATATAAGAGAAATTATCAACACCACAATTAAAGAGTTGTGTAAGCCAAAAGATATTACACAAGTAGGTATTCGTATGCTAAAATTCTGCAATTCATATGATATGAATAAAATTGCTGAATCTATACAGCAGTATGCAGAACCATTTCAAGCAAAATATCCAGAATAATATGACCGAAATTCATGCCAAACCTGTTATCGAAGGAAAATATTGGATTGTCGAACAAGATGGATCTAAAATTGCTACTTTGCAGAAAAAAGAAAATAATAAGTTTATTTTGAGTAGTAGAACTGGAGAGATCATGTTTAACAAAAAAGAAGACTTGACTAAAGAGTTTGGTCAAGATTTCTTC